GGAACAGTCCGGCTAGAAGCTGCCCCAAAGTCAAAGTTTGCCGTTCCCCTAGCCTGCTCTGCGTTCGTATCATCCCAGATGATAATTCGGATATCATCGGCCTGGGTACAGTACGCAAGAACGCGCAAAACATAGCTCTGCATTACGTCTAAGCCCGCTGCCGAGATAGTTACGCCCTCATCGGCGGCATCTGAGGTCCAACTATAACCGCCAGGAAAAATCTTGTCCGCGTTTGCCATGTCTGCAGGACCAACTGAGGGCGTCCCTATAGTAGACCATGTGCTTGCTCCATACGTTACTTGGCAGAAACCATTAGCAGACATAAACTTGTTCTCCTTGTGCAGGTGTGGTATACTTGCACCAAGTTAAGAAGGGAGCTAGAGCATGGGACAAAAAATTACTACCGTTACCTGCCCATATTGCGGGAAAACAACTACGCGCAAAAGCAATCCAGACCGACGTTTTTGTGACCGCGCATGTTATGAAGCTAGTCGTAAATCGGTTGCTGGCCCCACGATGACCACAGAACCGTGCGCTACCTGCGGGAAGCCTGTCACAGCCTACGTTAGTCAGCGAGTAGGGAAACACGTTTACTGCTCCCACGATTGCGCCAGCAAAGGGCGTCGCACAAGATTTGAGATTCTGTGCCGATGGTGCGACCAGCCGTTTATTGTGACGCCAACAGAATTTAAGAATGGTCGCCGCCTTTGCAGCATGAAGTGTCGCGTTGCTGAAAAAGAAGATGCTCGCAATCGCATCTGCAAGATTTGCGGCAAACCGTTTCGTGTCAAAGAAGCAAGCCATACGATGCGCACTTGCAGCCGCGAATGTGGTTCTGAGCTTTGCAAGCGGGGGAAATTTACCCCTTGTGATATTTGCGGCAAACAAGTGTGGGTTATGCCCTGCCATTTCCATGACTTTCGTTTCTGTAGTATGAAATGCAAAGGGAAAGCTCAAAGTCAAGAGCGAAGCGGGCCTAATCATCCCAACTGGCGCGGCGGGACGTCTCGTGAACCATATCCGTTTGAATGGACCGATGAACTCAGAGCACAGATTCGCCAACGCGACGGCAACAAATGCGCAGAATGCGGCGATGTTGCCAGCCTCACGGTTCATCATATTGACTACGAAAGTCTAATTGTGCTCATACGAACCTGATTACCCTCTGTAATTCCTGTAACGTCAGGGCGAACTTTAACCGCACTTACTGGCGATCTCGCTATACTGAGATGATTTATCATTGTTATGCAACTCAAAGTACGTTGTCGCTGTGAGGCATAGACCACGCCTCGCCGGTGCCGGTTACGAGCGCGCCCACGGCGCTGTCAGTTGGCAGGCAGAACACCGCATCCCAGGCGCCAGTTATCTCGCATGGGTCTTTGCCCACGCCGCCTGCATAAATCAGCGCTATCTCGTCGCCGTTGCCCACGTTCACGCCATAGGTGCCGTCCCAGAGAGGGCGGCGATAGACGGTCGGGCACTCAATGATGGCGTTGGCGGGATTTGTCGTCCTTCTCCCAATGTTCGTTACCGAACTCGGTGTCGCCGCCGTTGGTTGTACCGCACTGCTAAAAGCGGTTACATCGTTAATCGACAGCGCTAGATAATTCGTGCCGTCCAGCGTATTCAGCGTATCCCAGCGGAACACGATATAGTACCACGTTCCCGCCACCCAGGCCGAAATATCGACCGGGCCTGTCAACTTCCCGCCGACGAAGCCGTAAAGGTCGCCACCAAATTTGTAGAAATAACAGCACCCGCCAGAATAAACAAAATAATGGTTTAGCCCGTCATTGCCATCCCATTCAGGGCACACCCAAAGCGAAATACTGCCCTGATACGGGTCAAAGTTCTCGTACCACGAATCTATAATCTGGTCGCCTCTTGGCGCCGTCAACACGTCTGGCGTGCCCGTGCCGTCCCAATCCCCCTGCACGATAGGCGCAGCGGCAAAGACGTTGCCCGCGCGCTTGGCCATGCTGCCCGTGAACACGCACTTATCCGCATTGAACCAGAGAGGCGGGTTTGCCCCCCCGCGTCTGATCCAGTCTGCTAGTGCTGGGCTTAAACGTTCCATGGATTAACTCGCAATGAAGGTTACCCCGTCAGTGTTGACAGACGTATCCAGATACACCTCATCCAGGTTGTCGATAGAGATAAACACCGTCTCGCCCGCCGCGAGCTGATACCCATTAGCCGCCGCAACGGTAGCATCACCGACATAGATAATGCCCGTATTGTCTGCCTCGGCCTTAATCTGTACCCCGGCGCTAAGCGCCTGCGCCCCAGCCAGCGCCTCTCGCGTGGCAGCGGTGGTGACAGTATTGAGTCCGTTGTAGACGGTTGACGGCGGCGCCACGGCGCCCACGTCGGTAGGGACAGGGTTACCAGCACTCACCAGGGTGCCGCCGACCGCAAGGTTGGCGATGATCATGTCCTGTATTTTGCGAATCAGTCCCGGCATTGGCATGGTGGCCTCCCCTAGCTAAATTCTGTGCGATTGGTATCCGAGAGCATCACAATCAACTCAGCTCGTCCTGGCGTGCCCACGACGCCGCTCTCTCGGCATGATAATCTCATGCGCTCGACGCCGCGTGCTATCTCCAAAGAGGTCAGCAAGATGCTCTCCTCATCGGCGGCCACGGCCTCATAAGTGATGTGGCTCAGGCGTTGCACGTCAGAATCAGAGTCGGCGCCTGCAACCACCGCGCTCAGCGCCTCCACTGGCAGCATGTACCAGTCCTGGGCCGCGCCCGTGGTCCGGTCTGGCCAGTGTGGGCAAACCTCTGGGCGCACATCGACGGCGCCGCCGCCAGCCTGGGCCCCTTCCTTGTAAACCAAAAAAACAGACGCCCAGCGGGCGCCCATGGTATCAAATTCTACCGGTGCTACATCCCAGGCGCCTGCGGGTAGCAGGACAGCCCAGACTCTGGCCACGTTCCTTGAAACTACCCCTTGTTCTATGCTCATCATGCCTCCTAGACACAAAAACGGCGCACAAAGTCCCGGCTCCCCATAAGGAGGGATCACCAGGGCTTTGTGCGCCCATTCACTACTCGCAGTATAGCTGCTGTCGCAACCGATGTCAAACGCCTATTTGGCGGCGTCCTCCCAGTCCTCTAGTGTGGCCCAGGTCTGAATGCTGGGCTTGGCAAATGAGACCAGTTGCCTGTCCTTGACCAATAACCGAACGGTCACCATGTGATAGCCGCCCGGCTTGCATTTTGCCCTCACCACCGCGTTCAGTGCGCCTTGCAGCTTACGCCACATCGGATGGTCACTTTTTGGCTCTAGCATACTTTCTCCCCATGGCGTAGGCCGCCGTTAGAAGAAACACAAGAACATCACGGTCAGTCATCACAAGACTGGAGCCAGTCAGAATGCCCATGGCCTTGCACATGGCCAGCATCTCTGTTAACACCAACTCCCAGCGCCCGCCCAGCGTCGTCCTGATCCTTGTCTTGGCGTCCTGGGCCATGAGATCGTCGATCATGGAACCGACATTGGGCGCAACCCTTCGTAGCACTTCGCGGTGTTCAGGCGACCTTGGATCAGCCATCTTGGCTGGCCTTGAACCACGCGGAATCCTCGACACCATGAATGGCCTCTCCCAAAATGCGGTGTAGCTCCCTGGCCTCTCTTATGGGTAAGTATACCGAGACGCGCTGGCCATGTTCCTGCCCATCCTGGTAGGCCGCGTCCTTGAATGACAATCCGACTGGGTACATGGCCTCAAAAAAGTTGTCGGGCGCCTGGGCCTGCAAGACAGCCATTTCGGTACGTGAGTCCATCGAAACCTTGACATCATTCACCGACCACCGCCTTTAGCTTGGCTATCAGGTCTCTGGCTTGCAAAGCGTTCATCTCTACCTGGACCCAGCACGACATGGCGGCTAGGTTGGACTCCATCTGGCTCCCCACGCTCACGTCCAGCCTGACCTTGGGAGCCTTGTCGCCCAACGTTACGCTCACGCCCTTGTACAGGCCTTTGACCTGGTGAGTCAGGTCTATCTTCACATGCGTACCGATCATGGTCACCTCTTTTTTGTGCCATAGTATTGCGACGCCCGCTCCTCCGGCACCAACCTCGTGGTCATGCCGCACCGACAGTTTCCATCACATACGCTCTCATCTCCTGGCACCGGTAGAACCCCCTCGGGTTGCCAGCCTAGTGCTACGAACCTTACGCAGTCGTCACAGTGTTCAGCCTGGCCCAGGGTGCGACGCTCGATACGCACCTTCCCAGGCGGCGGCGTTGGCAGATGCTCGCGCCCGATGGACAGCCCAAGAGCCCGAGCCCCGCCATGGTACATGTGTAGGCGGTTCATGACCTGGGCATAGGTCACCTGTCCGTTGTCGATCTGGTCCTTTAGCGACGCCAGCCGGGCGTACTCTATCCTGAGCCGCCCGCCGACCCTACCGAAATCCCTGGGTGTCAGTTGATCCCAACCGCCCGCCTCCAGGGCCGCGCTCTGGAGGTACGATTGCTTCAGAATGTCCTTGCTCCGCACAAGCCAGACGTTGCCGTCTAGCTGCTCATCCATGAAGGACGCCGCGCCTTGGGCTTGCCGCTTCTCTTGCTCGTCCAGGGCATAGTCTAGCAGGTCAAGCACCTTTTGGCGTGCCACGAACCGGCCCGTGCTGGCGTTGCGATAGCGTCCCGTTTTCTTATCCCAGATGTACCCTGGCAGAACGCTAGGCATCGTCACCCTCCGTTATGGCGTCCAACAGGCGCTTGTACTCGGGCGGTATCACGTCGGCAGCGTACCACCAGCGCCGGGCTCTATCGACATCGACATTGGACGGTGCCGCTGATGCCATGATGTCCTCATAGGTCAGTTGATAATCCTCGGGATCAACCGTCAACGGGATACGGCTCAGGAGCCATTGGACGTACTCGCTGGCCTCCTGTGGGCTGTCTCCAATCGAGATCAGCGCGTCGATCTGGTCTCGGGCCCAGCGGGTTCTATCAGTTGTCGGCATGTCTTGTCCTGTCTGCCCCCTGGTACGTGTTGGCCGTTGGGTCAGGCCCAAAATCGTAGGTGGCCAGGCGGCTTTCGTGAATCCTCAACATCAGCTTCGGCCCAGAACTCCTATAGATAGAAATGGCAACCAGCGGCTCAAGGCGCGTGCAAGAGATTGACGTTGCCACGACACTGCCAGCCAGATCAACCCCGGCTGCCTGTAACAAGATTTCGCCGCACAAAAGGTGCCAGCGACCAACGCCAACAATCTCGATACCTACGGGCTCCCATCTACTCATCGTCGTTGGCCCAAACCACGTAGGTGCCCGGCATCTGAGAGAGCGCGTAGTAGGTCACCGAGATCATCCTGCCTTCCTCGACCTGGGTGATGGTCATAGCGTCGTTTTGGACCTCGACCAGGATCGCGTCGCACACCTTGAGCTTGTTAGGTAGCTCCTCGCCCTGGGCTGTGACATAAGCCGGGGTGGCCCACATCAGTTGGCCTATCTTGATAAATGCCGCCTCCTTGCCCCAGGAGGTCTCGTGCTGAGTCGTCATCGGCCTCATCTATTCATCCTCCGTCGCGCCGCCCCTGGCCAGCACCATCTCGGCTGCCTGGAGTACGCCGCGTATCTCGGATAGGCTCATGTTATTGGCGGTGGCGATGGATAGCAAAGCTGACTCGGCTGTCCCTTCGTCATCGTCGGCTGGCAGGTCACCATCGCTATCACCATCGCTATCACCATCGCCATCAGGTTCTCCATCAGGTTTCCCATCAGGTTTTCCATCATCTTCTCCACCCTCGGGGTACAGCGCGGCCATGACGGCGTCGGGGTCGTCAATGCCCAGCTCGTCTAGTCTCAGCAGCACGCGGGTCAAATCCTCGTTGGGCAGTAGCTCCAGAGGATGAATGTCGGCCACGGCCTTGATCATTTCATTGAACTCAACGGACTGCGGCGTATCGAGCACTACGTCTATCTCGATGTCGTCCACTTCATCCGACAAGGCCATAGGGTTGGTGTTTGGCCAGGTGTTGGCGCTGCGTAGCACCTCGCGGCATAAGGCCTCGATGGCCCGCTCCCACAGCAACGTGTACCGTTGCCACTGCTCCATGACCGGGCGCAAAAGGGTCTCAGCCACGGCCCGGTTCTGTAGGCTGTCCGGTCTTCCGATCCATCCAGGAGGGATGCCACCGGCCAAACCGGCATAGCTCAGGATCAGCATCGAATCCATGCGGGCGTCGCTGGCGGCTGTACTCAGGCTCATGCGGCGCCTTGATAATCCCTCGTTGTGAACGAACGGCGACGGCCCAGACGGCGGCGCGTTGGTCTCGAACTGGGTATTGACCAGGCCGCTCTGCATCTGTTGGATCACCGATGATATGGCCCGTGAGCCACCCGGCACGGTCACATCCTCGTAACCTGCCAGCACGGCCTTTTGGAGGGCCACACGATCCTGCAAATAACCCTCGTAGGCCCTGGCCCAGCCCACGCCCTTGGCAAGGATAGGCCAACCGCGCCCGTTGGAATCCTTGTAGAAAATGTGCATCACCACGACATCGGTGCTGGCACCCTCGGCGCCGATCCTCACGGTCTTGTCGTTCTCGACGGCGATTTGCTTCTTTGCCTTGGCTACCATTTTGTCCGTTGCGCGGTAGTCCCTGTACCAGATGTCTTTTGCAGCTAGGCCGTCCTTGATCTGGCGCCGATACAGCGTTGGCACGGCCTTGTCGTTCTCGTCACAAATGATCTGGGTGATCTCGTCTGAGGGGACCGATCGGATGATCACTGTGCCGTCGAGGGTTGACCTGAATAGCACCCAAAAGACCTCGCCGTCTCTGATTTCCTTCTCGCTCTGGCGATAGAAAACCGTGTCATCTAGCAGGTAGCGGTTGCTTGCCGAGGATACGAAATCATCCCAAACTGCCTGCATTCTGGCCGTGATCGCCTCATCGCCGTCCTTGGGCTTGGGGTTGACTGTGACGTGAAAGCCACGGCCCAAGCAAAAGTCAGTCCACATTTGCACCATACGCTCGAATAGCAAAAGGTGATCGTAAGCCCAGCGTGACCGGCGCATGGCTTCGCGCCGATCCTCCTCGTTCACGCCCTTCTGTGAGCCGTCAAGCGAGCCGATCTGCTCCCAGGCCTCCATCTGCTTCAGGTGGTGATAGGCGTCGGCGTCCAGTTCCTTGATCTTGTTGTGCAGGCCTTCGTCAGCCCACACCCACGGACTGAAATCCATCGACGCCTTGATCAGGTTGGCCGTATAGCGTAGGGCCTGCAACTCGTCTGTCTGTTGGGCCAAAAGATCGGCCCGTTCTGCGACCTCGGTGACGAGGTCGTCATGCACACTGGCCTTCGCCACGACGGCTTGATAATCGTCGCCGCCCACCCAATTCACGATACGCTGTCTGAGACTCATGTCGGGGTACCTCCATAATTATCTGTTGGGCACACCCCTGGCCCACGATCCGGCAACCAAATAGTGTAGGGCGGTTCGGCCCCATGGCCGCAACACGCGCCGCTTACGCCGTCTATGTGACCGATACAAGCATCATGGCCCTCCTTTGTAGGCCAGCGCCCGCACCGAGCGCACGGTCTCGGGTTCTCGACCACTGGTGTACCGTCGTCTGTCCAGTGCCAACCCTTGGCAGTTAGGTGGGCCGCGTGACCACGAAAATAGCACCTTACGGCCATGCCGATTTGCTCAAAGACCTCTTGCTTGGTCATTATTATGCAACCCTCCTAGCACTTCCCTCGCCACCTTCTTCTTTTGAGCCTTGGTAAGGTTGGCCAGCCGCAGAACAAAAGCGTCGGCGCCCAGGTCAGGGGAAATGCTGAACAAAATCTCCTCTGCCTTGGTGGCCTCGGGAATGCCGCACCTCAAGATGGCGGGCAAGGGCTCGCGATAGTTGATCGTGAGGTACACCCCGCCGTCAGGGATAGCCGCCCTCATCAAGCCACGGGCATAGCGCCCCTCAAGGCCACGGCGCCTGATCTGCTCCAGCATAGCTTTTAGCTTCATCTTGCCCTTCCTTCCTTTACGGCCATGGGGACCACCACTCAGTAGGCTGATGCCAATACAACGATGGGTTCACGCGCCCGCCATAGGCGCCCCAGTCGATGGGCTCCTTCAGCGCTTGCACATCGAGGTGGGTGCCAGCAATCCCCCCAGGCAGAGTGTTGCCCGAGTAGCCCACCGCCCCGATAGGCTGGCCAACTTTCACCACCTCGTTATTTGCTACCCAGGCCTCGCTCAGGTGGCTGTAGTAGGTGCGCCATGCTTCGTTGTAGATCACCACGAACAGGCCCAGGCCGCCGTTCTTGCCATCGGTCTCGTGGCCGACATACGCCTTGCCCTTAATCATACTCAGTACCGGCGTGCCATGGAAATACGCATACCACTCCGAATTGGTAGCTGCCAGGTCGATGGCCCAGTGCCCCGCTGCGAACTCGCTCGACACTCTCAGGCGCTTCTCGAAAGGATAGCCCAGTTCGGCAGGCGTTGGCGATGGGCACGCTGGGTGGCTCTTGATCCAGTCATGGATGATCGGCCACGGTTTGGCCATGTCATAGTCCTGCCAGCCGTACCTCACGCCGACACCGTGATCAAAGGCCGTATAGCCCACGACGCTTGGCTCAATCTCCAGGGCCTCGGCGTATTGGCCTAGCTCATCGACGTACTGATCCAATGGGATGCCATCAGCAAGCCATCCGCCCTTGCCCCACTCATCCCGAGGGACGTTTTTGTCTCGCACGATGTCCCGGCCTGCCTCAGTGATAATCCAGCGGTTGGGGCCCACGGCATTGCGCACCTCAGGAAATCGCCAGGGGAGCGTGTACCATGGGTTCAGGACATGTTTGGCATGCCCCCAGTAGCAATGCTTCAGAATAGCATCGTTCTCTGGGTCCAGGTCGTCAAACAGCGGCTTGAACTGTGCGTACTTGCCCGGGCTCAGCACGCCCACTGACCACGCGCCCACGCCGATGTGGCGCCCGGCCAAACGGCATAGCCTCAGGCGTTCAAGCTCGAACTCTAGGTACTTGTCACTCTGATCCTCGCTGATTTCGTTCAGCCCCTGCCACACGATCTTGGCGCCCACGGGCGTGGCGTCCATCCAGGGCTTCAAGCGCTCAAACCAGAGATGGGCGCCTATGATCGGGTCAGTCAAGAGGATGCGCTGCTCTTGCTGGCCGAAAACCTTACGCACCACCCCCCATGTCTCGGGGCTCTGTCGGCTCACCTCGTTCCATAGATCGGGCTCACAGTCGGCGTAGGTCACCGCCGCGCACCCGACCAACTCCCACACTGACACGCCGCCGCTATGGACGTGAATCCCCGCCTTATGAAATCTGCGCATCACTGCCACCCTCCATAATGTCTTCTACCATCGCTGCCATGTGTTTACCACGTTCCTGCCAACTGCGAGAGCACGGCTATTAGCAGCGCACTCACACCAGCTACCGCTACCACAATCAGCAACTCAAAGACCGTCGGCCCTCTGCGATTGTCCATCACTGCCCTCCTCCGTGATGTCTTCTACCAACGCCTTGCCGGGATAGTCGCCTGGAGCCACGAACTCCAAGCCCTCCAAAATGGCCTGGGCCACCTCCAAAAGAGCGGGCGTCTCGAACGTCACCCGCACACCACGACGCTTGCAGTATAGATCAATTTCGTAGCCATCGTCAGGCAGCCCGCGCACCTCGACCTCGACGCCCCTATCAACCGCCATCTCAATTGCATCCCTCAGCTTCATCTGCCTCCTCCTCTGGCTCATCAGCGAAACGCCCCAACCAGTCCAACACCGCTTCGTCAGCGATTTCTTTCGCCATGGCCTCCAGGGCCTCGCGCATCGTCGAGCCATAGGCCAGTAGGGCGATGTTGCCACTCGCATCGGGCGCCGTGACCTGAAAAGCCTTGTACTCATCGCCCTCGTTCGAGCACAGATGCTGCATGGAGCACCCGTTGGGCAAGGCTTCCTCGATATGCGACCAAAGCCAATCCTCGTAACTGCCTTCGATCCGTGGGTAATAGATGCTCGGGTCTCCATCCTTCTCGTGGCCCTCGGCAATCACGAGATCATCCAGGCCGCTGCGTAGCTTCGAGAGCGCGTCAGCCATCCGACAAGCGGCCCGGTATTCCTCGCTGCTCACGCCGTAACCGACCGCCATGTCCGTTCTGAGTCGCGCAAACTCATTGTGGAGCCCTGCCAATCTCACCCCTAGTCTCACGTGTGCTTCCCAGCCCAATCCCTTCTTGGTCATGCTGCCCTCCTAAACTGTTGCCATGGCGGCCTGCCACAGGCCTGGGCCCGCCAGGGCGTGAATGATGGAATCTACACGGTCAGGGCTTGCACCCTGGAGGCGTTTGCGTATCTCCTCCTTTGATTCCAATACGATCTGACTTTTACTCGTGTAGGCCTTGCGCCGAGTCGCCGTTAGCTCACCGATCAGGTCTTCCTGATACGGGATCATGGTTTTCGTGGGCCCCGTTGGGTCAAGGCACTCTCTGAGGGTCCACCAGCCAGCGGCCCGCCAATTGACAAAGCCCCACTCACCTGAACGGTCTAGCACGGTGGTACTCATGCCCGCGTGGTAGGCGCGGACGTCGTACTTTTGCTCCCTGAGCCGATGGACGCACCCGGCGCCAATGCCGATGATGTCCACATAGCAACCGATTCCTTGGTTGGCCTCCAGTATCTGCCTGATGATGCCAGCCAGTTCCATCTGGGCTACCGAGGGATCAGCCATTTTGGGATAGCTGATCAAGGCGCCCACATGAGCATAGTCGTAAATGTAGGCTATGGTGCTGGCGTCTCCCGTTTCCTCGCCGCCGCCCACGTCAACCCCGATGCTGGTAAGAACCGATGGCTCACCGTTTGGGCGTCTGTACCCCTGGGCCGCCCATTCCTTGTGGCGCTCCATGGACTGCTCCACCCAGGCCAACGGGATCACCGCGTCTGCACTGTCCTGAGCAAAGTTACCCAGCACACGCCGCTGATAGACCGCACTTTCCTCGCCCCATTGCCTGGCGCGTCGTTCGGCCCAGGAGCGTGAAATACGGCCAGCCGCAATGGCCATTTCTAGCGTAACGTGCTGGGCCGTCCAATCCTCGTAGCCTGGGCGCCTCATGTGAATGTCGTAAAATCGGCCCGCGCTGTCTCCTGGCGTCGAGATGGCTAGGGCGTAGGCCTCGTTTCCGGTCTCGGGCCCGGCGTTGGCTGACGCGCCCTCCAGAGCGTCATAGGTCGCTGATGGAATCTCCTTCGCCTCATCGAAAACCAGGAGCATCCGTTTGGCGTGGGCGCCCTCCATGCGGCCCGGCTGATTGCTGGCAATGGCTGATGCGATGCCATGCTTTAGCTTGATGGCCCTGACCTGAAGCTGGCGCCCTGTGATCCACTCGTCACAGCCGATCTTCTCCCATATCAGCCTCATGGCCCACTTGTGGATTTCCGGCCATAGGTACAGGCTCAACTGAGCCCAGCCGCTGGCAGTCGTGAGCACCAGCCAGTCTAGCCCTTCTGCCTCTGCCAGGGCCTCATTAACCAGCGCGAACCAGATCACCGCTATGGCCGCCGTCGTGCTCTTGCCCAGGCCGTGAGGGCCTCTGATCGCCAGGCGCCCATCCTGGACCATCGCTATCAGCGCATCCTCTTGGTAAGGCGTCAGTGATTCGCCTTCTGGCCAGTCGATGCAGTCTCGGGCGAACCCTACCGGGTCATGGCGGTACTTGAGGCCAAATTGATAAAAGCGCTCCTGGGGTGGCACGTATGTGCCCTCCCGGCGCCTCATCTCCAGGTTAGCTATGGCCGTATTCTGTACCGCCGTGTCCATCAGATACGCTTACTCCAAGTCGCCGGGCTTCTCAATCGCCCTCCTCCGGTATCCGTTTAATGGCGCCGATAACCCTGCCAATCTCGCGCACACGTTTCATCGCGGCGCGCTGTTGCTTGATAAGCTTTTTGCGCAGCACGCGCTTGCAATCTTCCACCGTCGGCTCAGTCGCGTCGCCTTCGACGTAGCGGTAGGTTTTCCAGCGAGTATTATTTTGCTCGTCGCATTTAAATTGTGGCGTCAACCAGCCAAAACAGGAGAGGGCCATTGTCGCCCCGATAAAGACCTCATCGTCCCTCTCCAAATCGTCGCGATTCACCTCCACCAGCATGCCGCCCTGCGACGGGCGCGATACGAGGGTGAGATACTCTGTCAGTGCTAGACTGACATAATTCTCGCCGCGCCATACGACCGTCGTATAATCCGCCCAATTCGCCGGATCATCCTTATCGCTCTCTAGGGCAAATACAACGACGCCAATGTTGCCGTCGGTTGACTTTACCACGTCGCCTCTGTAGTATATCATCCCCTGATCTCCCTCACTCTACCACATACCTCGCCGTGCCTATCCGCGACGTACTGCGCAACCTCAGGGCATATCCAAAACGGGCTCGTCAGATAAAATTCACTCATTGGTGTCCTCCTCTACATACTCGCTCCAAGGACGCTCTGAGTAGTCGTAGCCATACCGTTCGGCCAGCAGGGCGATGTGCCTCACCCGCGCCTCATGGGTGTGGGCGCCAGCCTGCTTGTCCTTGAGCCGGTGGCAGTCCGGGCACAGCATCAGCATGTTTCTGGGCGTCCAGCATTCTGCTTTGTTTTTGCGCCCAAAATGGCTTCTCGGCACGATGTGGTGCAGCTCCAGGCCTACATACCCATGGCATTCGACACAATGGCCGTCTCGGCTGATCACGTCCTGAATGGCCGCCAATCGCGCTGCCTTCTTCATCCTTCGATCTCCTTCATCTTGACGCTCCCTTCGATTGTGGCTTGCTCGATTTCTGCCTTTACCAGGTGGGCCGGTTCTCCGCTCGCCACTCGCTCTAGTGCCCAACTAGGCCATGATGTCATGTCATAGAGCAGTTCCTGAGATTTGATCGGCGCGTCGAGGCCCAGTAGCTTGCAGCGCTGGGCTATGCAGGCGTTGATCCCGGCCAGGAACTTGGGATCACCGATGCCTGATCGTACCTCTTGCCGCTGGGTCACCAATACGCCGTCGATGCGCCGCTCACGGCTCACCGTGACCTTGGCTTCCTTGCTTGCTTCCCATCCCTCCCAGTACGTCCGCTCCAGTTGGTTGATTTTGGCCAGCTCTTGGGCCTTGGCTTCGTCGAAATCGACCAGCGCTGCCTTGATCCATTCCTTGCACAGAAACTGGATGTCTCGGCATACCGTGCTTGGGGTCAGGTCCATCTGCTCGGCAATGATGTACTGGCGCTGGCCCCTTAGGTAGCGCTCGGCAATCTCACGCCTGTCAGCCGCCCGCCTGAGCGCGGTACGGCGCCCCTTCCATGCCTGATTCTTGGGGCCTTGCAATTCTGCTTGCACGTCACCGGCCATCACGGCCCTCTTCGTCTGGCTCCCCTTCTAGTAGCTCTCTGCAATCTTGGCAGACCTCTAGGGCATCGCCCAAATCGTCGGTGGCCATGTCGCGCCAGTAGTGACAGACCAGGCACTCGGCAAAGTTGCGCTCGACCAGCAGTTCTACGATGGGTTGATAATCGTCCACATCTATGCCCGTGGCGTAAGCCACGTCCTCTAGCGTATCGGTGGTGTCCCGTAAGGCAGTCTCTATACGATCCAATTCTTCACTCGTGACTCTCATCTTGCCCGCGCCTTACGCAGCCGGAACTCCCCTGCTCTTTTGGCTGCCAACTCTCGTATACGAGGATACGCCAGGAGCGCGGCAAACTCGGCCTCTGACTGGCCAAACCAGAACTCGAAATCCTCCAGGCTGTGAAACGAGACCTGGCCTGCAATGGAGAGTTGCGATAGCAGGGCCATAAATCCCTTGCGTTGGGGCATGGTCCAGTGCCTTCCTACATACTCACGGCGCGTGTCAGCGTCGAGGATCGGCTGATACCTCATCGGAAAGGCGCATACCATCACCCCTAGCTCCTCTGTGAGGCGGGCCTGCTCCCTGAGTCGATAGTAAAAGTCTGTTGGTCGGTCTGTGAAATTGTACAAAGTGTAGTTGATAAAGACCTTGTGCCCGGCCTGGGCCATGGCGGTAATCGCTCTCTGAAAGGAACCGTCCTCTTGCATGCCGTCGAAAGCAAATCGGATGGGTTTCATCGGTAGGCCGCGTAGCAGGTCAACATGATCGTCGGTAAGTAGGCGACAGTCCAGGCCCTGGTTGAAATCGACCTTGCTGATCTGGCCCGCTTCGATCAGGGCCCGTATCTCCCTCACGTCTCTGACGATCTTATCCATCGGCTTGGCCAGCCAGTTGTTGTCGTAAAACATGATCCTGTTAGAATCGTTGAGGTCACTGGGCCATGCAGGCCGATCCTGAAAGTCGGGCTCTAGCTTGGGCACCATGCAGAAGGGGCATTTGCGTACGCAGCCACGGCTTGTATAGGCTATGCTGTACTGAGGTGGGTGGCGTAACAGCGAGTAGTCTGGGGCGAACCCTTCCGCTTCCTGCAATAGGCCCATGTGAACGTCGGCGCCCGTTGCGAGGTAGGGCTCGGGGATCAGTGACGACGCTATGCCGCCTACCCAGACCCGAGACGCCCGCTTCATGGCTTCATTGATAATCCCGAGCGCGTGGGGTTGGTCAAACGTGAACAGCGTGCTTACCCATATCTGATCGAAATCTCCCGGCGCCGGTAGATCATCCATGAACAGGGCGCACTCATCGCCCAGGTGCTTGCGCCATGCCCCTATCTTCAGCAGGCCCAGCGGGTACATCTTGGCATTGGGCGTGGCGTTGACTAGAGCAATCCGCATTGGATCATCACCCCTCGGCCTAGCCCGGCCCCTGTCTCTCGTTCGCCATGAGCCAACCATGTGCGTATCTCTTGCTCGTATTTGGCCGGGACGACGATTGTGATATTGGCGTCCTGCATACCGTCCAGGTCGGCCACCTCCTGCTCGAACTGATCAGCAAACTCCTCTGCTACGGCTTGGCCTTCTGACTGCTCAGTGAACCGGCTCAGTTCGCCGTCTGTCCACAGCGGCGCGAGATCAAGGTCTCGCTCCATGTCGGCAGCCATCTGCGTGGCGTTCCATGATAATCCTACCTCGTTGGATCGGTTGTCGAAATAGGCCAGAAGGCGGGCCGTGTCGTCTGCCTCAGAGTATAGGTCCAGGTCGGTCCGCCTGACCACAACCAGTGACTTGCCATCTGAGTCTATAACCTGGATCGGTATGCCCAGGGCCCTGGCGGCCTCGACGGTTTTGTTTCCTGCTATGATGTTGCCGCCATCGTCAATCAGCGCTGACCGTCCGGCCCCCATGTCGATGAGGCTCTGGCGTAACATTTCGCGCCCTCGATCGGTGCCGAGGTTGGCATTCTGCTCGTCTGGTCTCAGATCGTTGATATTCATCACGCCCTCGTTTCGTCGAGCTCATAGATCAAATCACCGTTCGCGTCGAGACCAACCGGCTTGATGATGCCCCCAAACATCTTGTAGGGGCCCTGACCTTCTTTTGGATGATTCCACAGATAATGCAGGTAGTCATACATCGTCATGCCCCAGAACTTGCCACGCTTCTCTGAGGTGTTGTTGTTGTAGCCCCTGGCCCGACCCCACAAAAACGTTTTAGCATAGGCCAGGTCGGGCTCGATCTCTGCCCAGGTCACGCGCCCGGTTTTGCGAGCAATGACCAGGGCCTCGCAGCACTGCCCACGGCTGTAGTTCCACTCTTCTCCCAGCCCACAGCAGCACCCACTTTCGCACCGTTCCTTGAAATGGGCGTCGCTGACATAGAACCTCATGCCCAGCTCTTTGCATAGGTTCTCCATCTCATCGACATACGGGCGCTTGATGTTGCGATTCAGGCGTAGGTAGCCGTTGCCCCGTGAGTAGCGCCGGTAAAAGCTGTACACGTCCTGGCCTATGGCATCGCTGATCACCGGGTAGCGCGTGGCCACGCCCCCAGGGGACCGGCTCTCCAGACAGAAGAACTCGGTGCTCAGGGCCGTGGCGCCCCGATTGTGGGCCTCTCTGATCAGGTCAAGATAGCTGGGATCGCTCATGCCAATGATGAAGGGGCGTAGCCTCAGGGTCACGCCGCCCCCAACGAACTTTGCAGCGGCCTCCATGGCGTCCAGGCGCTGTCTTGGGGTTGGGCAACCCTTCTCTACCGCCCGTGCCTTTTGCTCATCTAGCGTGATGATCGAAAACTTCACGTTCCACCAAGGAAAACCCTTGAAACACTCGATGTAGCGCTCATCATACGCCCACCACGCCGCCTTGGTCGAAAAACTGATGGGGTATTCGATCTCGCGGAAAAACTGCATCAGCTCCAGCGTTACCCCCTGGCGTCGCTCAAACTCATCAAACTGATCGCTCAGGCCACCCCACTGCATAACAAACTTGCGCTTGATGAACGGCCCAAACTGTGAGCTGTCTGGGTCGGTGAACATCTTTTTTACTTTTTCGACGTTGACCGACCTAACATCCTTGTGGCGGTATGCGTCCTTGGCGTCACCTAAATCACGCTGGTATGCAGAGAAGCAATATTGGCAGTTGTAGCTGCACACGCTGTAGGTGTCGAACGTCATGGGCATCGCGCAATCGGGTATCTCACCTGACCAGCGCGGGCTTTCATAAAACTTATTCGCCATTCATCTCACCCCACTTGTAGATCACGGCGTTGCCCTTGTCCTCCAAACCAAAATAGTCCAGGAACTGGGTGCGCTCCTCCGAGTTCTGAAAGGTCACGATCACGCGCTGGGCCTGATCCCCGCCGCCCACAAGGCCAGGGTCAGGCAGGTCGTCGGGCATGTTATCGTCCACAAACTCAGGGAGCCCAGCCGTCTCAAATAGGGTCGTGAGTTCTTCGCTGAAAAACATCCTGTCCAGCTCGACGCCGCTCTCAAGGTCGCTCGCTACCTGCAAAGCGTCCCATGATAATCCTACCTCGCTGGCCCGGTTGTCCAGGTAGGCCAGGAGCCGGGCCCGGTTGTCGTTCTCGTCGTTCAACAATAGGTCGGTGCGCTGAACGACGACCAGGGCCTCACCGTCTGACTGGACAATCTTGATAGGTATGCCCAACAATTCGGCAACCTCGACGGTTTTGTTGCCCGCTATGATGTTGCCCTCGGCATCGACCAACGCTGACCGCCCAGCGCCCAGGCGCCTCACGCTATCCTCGATCATGTAGTGACCTCGGGCCGTGCCAAGGTTGGCGTTGCCTCTGTCCGGGGTCAGGTCATCTATTGATCGTAACTCCTTGACCATTCTATCCTCCAAACGCATTTGGGCCGCCACCCTTCCAGGTGACGGCCCGTGTCCTATGCTCTTGTCTCGATCGGTGACTCTGCCAGCAGAGCCCCGCGTGCCATTCTCTCATCGGTAGCGTGTACGAACGCATCCTTTGTGCCATCGTCGTGGGTGCTCAGGAATACCTCGACGCCGTACCTAGCTACCGAATGATAATGTGCCCAGGCTCCGATGATGAACGCCACAGCGACCGATAACAGCCACAGCAATGCCCTCAACATAGCGCCCCCATTCGATAACAGTTTATCCGATTTACTCTATAGTATCACGCTACTTCTCTCCAGTCAACCTCGCCCATCTCGGCAACCCCTTGGCTTTGGCCCTGACCTGGCCCAGCATCTCGATGGCCGTGCTGATCTTCCCTATCCAGCGAACGGCCCAATCGTCTGGGTCGATTGTGCAATAGTACACATAGGTCATGTCATGCTTCTCGTCGTCAAACTTGGGTCGGCGCCTGACCAGGATTTCGTCAACCCAACAGTCATCAGCCCAAAGCGTTTTGTTGGCCGCGTCCTCCACAGCCTTTAGGAGGTTGCTCAAGTCGCAGCGGTGGTCAATCCAGTTGAACTCGACCACCAATCTGATCGGCTGGCCCTTCTCGATGAAGGCCAGCCGCTGGAGGTTCATGGCGTAACCCATAGACCTCTGACTGGCCATGTAGGCGATAGCCGCCGGATCAACATATTTGGATTTCTGGGTCATCCTGGTATACGGCTTGATCCTGCCCTTGTAGTAGAAACCGGCATAGATGGTCGCCATCTCACACTCCCTTTCGATTGATAATTCTACTGATACGGCTCCATCAGTTCCAAGGCGTACCCCACTGCGGCCCCAGATTTCTCCATCAACTCGGCGCCGATGGTGAAATAACTGCTATCGCCGGTGGCCAGCCCTAGCTCTATCGCAACGGTGGATTCTGTCAGTGGCAGCGTGACGGCCAGGATGGCCTCATGCACCGCCATAACGCTGGGCGGCACGCTCATGTCCTCAAGCATAAAATGCCCGCGCTGGATGATCTTCATCTCTCGTGTCAGCTTGGTATTCCAGGACGCGCTGGCGACATCAGGTTCTGCAATCAGGGCGGTCATGGCCCCTTGTGCGTCGGTGATGCTGACAAGGATCGGCGTCATCTCGTTGAAATAGGCGCCCGCCACGTCAACTGTCGGCTTCGCTGTCGGCTTCGCAATCGGCGTAGCAGTCGGCTCAGGCGTCGGGCTGACCTCGCGCTTCACGCGCACTTCTGTAGGTCTCTCCATGGTCGGTACTTTGGTAGGTGCGCTCGTCGGTGTCGGTGCGCTCGTTGGCGGGTCAATCGGCGCCATGGTCGGAGTCGCCTCCACAGTCTCTGTCCGGGTCAAGCCGACCAGCACCACGATGCTACAAAGCAACAACGCGAACACCACGACTACCAGCGCTACGATCTTGAATAGCTTTCTCATCACACACTCCCTTTCGATTGATAATGTGACATTAACAATGCAGTTCTACTGTCACGCTCACCGCCGACGCCGCCGCGCACTGGCCGCCACTAGCAGACAGGCATCGCACACCTCACCCTCGTGTAGCCGATCCCATTCTGTGGCCGTGAGCTTGCGCTTCTTCTGGCCAGCCTTCCATTCCTGCTTGCCCTTGCCCGTTGGGCCACAAAGGGTTTTGGTGCCGCTCTTGCTCTGAGCCAAGTGGATCACGCTACCTGTCCCGACCTTGCCGCCATAATACCTCATGCTGTCCTCCCCTATGCTGCAAACCGTTACGAAACTTGATCACCATGAGCCCTGCCCTTTCCAAACAGGCCAAACCTGTATGTAGCCGTCACGCCGCTGGGTGCGCTCCCAGCGCGGCGTGCTCATCACGTAGTGGGTCATTTCGAGAGAGCCGTTGACCAGTACCTCAATCGCGGCCCAGGTGGGTTTGATCTTGAGCATGGAGCCCGCCATGCCCAGGCGGTCACGTATGCTCACAAACGAGAGCCTGATCTTGTCGGGATCACGGTAAGCCACGGCCGCCGACTGGCGCTGGATCGAAATGTAGACCTCGACAGTCCTGGATGTCCAGCCGTCCTGGATAGCCTCAATAGCCTCTGTGCCATGCTTGATATTGGCGTGACCGTCATAACGCTCCTGAACGCTCACGCCCGGCGCCAGGACATAGCCCACAGCCGCCACGCCAGCCAGCGCCAGCACGAGGATGCACATCCCAAAGCTGGACTTTGTGCGCTGCATAGTAGTCATGAGACCACCTCATTCGCCAAGTTCTTGATACCGTCATCGACCTCTTTCAGCCGATCCTCAAAAAACTCCAGGAATGCCACCGTCGGCTGATGCCACGTCAGAACGCCGATAGCCATGGCCACCAACTGGCCGACCACCTCTTGCTTGGCGTCTTCTTGGTCCAGCTCGCTGAAAGCCTCGTATAGCCCCGCCTTGATCTGCTCGATTTTGTCTACCATGATTTGTCTCCTGGGTACCGTGGCCACCATGGGCCCTGATAATGCTGGATGACCTGAAACCAACACATTCCAAGCCTCATCGGTGGCGGCGCCCCCAGGATCATCTTCCCTAGCATCTGGGCTATCTGGTCGTCTGCCCGAGAGTGGGTCACTGCCCAGGGCTCCATGGGGCTGAACTGGACCGGCCCAACATACGTCACCGGGTCTAGCTGATACATCATCTTGCTACAGGTCAGATAGTCGTCGTCGTCCTGCTCGAATTCGTTGGCCACGGCCAGAGCGGTGTGGCTGGTCGCCAGTGGCTGCTGGATCGGCTCGGGCCGGGTCGTGTAGACCGTGCCTTGCTTCTTGGCCAGCGTCATAGCCATCTTGACCTCCAGCACCGGCTTGCCCGAGAAGATTTCGAGCCTGACCTGCCAGGAGCATGTGCCGCTCCAGTTGTGTAAAAGGTTCAGGTGCAGGCCCAGGCACTCGGCAAGTCCCTCGCCAATGATAAAATCCTGCTCGTCCTGCTCCAGCGGTACCTTTAGCGACGTGCGCGGCTGATCGAGCAGTTTGGTCAGTTCGGCGTGGCGCCTCACGGGATCGGGCGCGTTGTCTCGGTGCCTCATTTTCTGCATAACGCTGTGTACACTCATGTCAACCTCCTGGTGTTGCCTGCTTTGATCTGGGGCGATGCCATCACCCGCTGGCCGACCATACCCCAGTCTAACCCTTCCTCGTCGATCCTCATCTTCCTGACGAGACTATGCTCATAGGCCCAGGCGTGACGGTTTACCCAAACCAGGATCAGGTGCATCTCGCGTGATGGGATCATAGCGACATGCTGCCCTTCCATGAGGCATTCTGCTATGCACTCGTCACAATACTCCATCGGCGTGGTCTGTGTCTCCTCAGTTAGCAGGATCGTGCAACGCTCGCACTTGGGCCGATCCTTGGCGGCCTGGCGTGATGCGGCCTCAACGGTCACGAAACGCACCAATTCGAAATTGAGCCCGAGGTGTACAGCGACTCGCTTCCTATCCCATCCCTCGGTGCTCACTAACTCCAGGATCACCCGGTTGCGTAGGCGCCTGTGAGTCCGGCGCCCCGTTCTCGTCTCCAAGCTGATCCCCATGATGTCCATGATGCAGGGCCAGTTGAGCCCTAACATAGCGTGGTTGACTGCCACTCTCCAAAGTGTTTTACCTGCTGCCATACTTTGCCCCTATCCTTTGCTTGATCTCCAGGGCCGCCCGTACCGCGCTCGGTGATAACTCGTAGCTCACGGCCAGATCAAACGCTTCCTGAGCCAGATAGATCACGAACTCGCCCTGGCCACCTGGGCCGAACTCCATGGTGTCGAGTCTGATCAGCGACATAAACGTGCTGTAGAGCACGTCGTACACGGCAGGAGAGTGGCGGGCGCATACCCATGCCCACCACGCCAGTTCTATCTCGGGTGTGAAATCCTTGATCGCGCCGAACACGAAACCCTTGTCATACGTCGCCGTCATGGCACCCTCCCGAGTAGACTACCCAGACTCGTCGCCTTCCAACTCCTTCACGGCCTGCTCCAAGACCTTGCTCACGATTTGGCCGCTGGACACCTCGAACGTCTCTGCTATGCCCTCCAGGCCCATGGCCTTCAGGGCCGCGTCTGGCAGTTTGGCCAGTTGCTTCATGGCCGCCACGTCCAGTTTCAGACATACGCCGTGACTGATGGCCCAGCGTAACCCCATGCCCTCGTCAATCGAGACCACCTTGCGATTGACGATCTTCACCGAGCCATCGACCATCAGCGTGCTATAGCCGCCTTCCTGAGATTGATAATCGTCGAGCGCCGCCACGAGCAGGCGCCCTCGAGCCTCGCGCTGACGCTTCTCCAAGTCCCTGATCTCCTTCGACAGAAGATTATAGACGCACCACTCCTCAACGCATTCAAGCGCGACGGCCTGCTCTGCCTTCAGTTCCTTGGCGTTATCGACTCTCTGCTTCGCCCACGCCAACGCCTGTAATTCTTTACGCATCGTTTCGCTCCCTTTTGGCTGCCTCTACAATCGCCTCAACCCGGTAGCCCAGCCGCTCCTCGTCTGCCTTGGGGTCTCTGACCATCCATTCGACACCCATCCCCAGCAACCGGTCCCTGATGTCCATAGCCTCAATGCGCGTCCCGATCTGGTTGACAATCGACAGCCCAGACGCCACATGGCTCACCGCGTACTCCCAGCCATAGACTGGCTGGTTCGCATTGCCCAGGAGTACGTGGAGATGGACGGCCAAACCGTCCTTTACCCAGCCCTCGACTTCGACCTCAGTTGTCCATGGATTGGTCTCAACAGCCAGTTGACGCTGGGCCTGCGGATTAACCTTCAATCGGAACGTTGTTGCCTGCTCGTCCATCACGAACCCCTTTCTATCTGCATGATTCTGCTGCCAATGCCCCTAAACGTAGTCATGACCTAGCCACGGCTCATCTTTTGACTCATCCTTGACCTGGGGCCGCATCACGCGCTTGGCACTGCCCAGGCGCCACATGAGGCGCATGGTCTTCAGTTGCTTGTATGCTTCGGCCTGGGTCAGTAGCCATGCCCCACGGGCCGTTTCTGCCTTGGAAATCCCCGTGCCGTCCAGGCGCCCATTCCCGGCGCCCACCCAGGCCGAATTTCCGCCGCGCTCGCCATCCGTGCCCATTGCCGATGGCAGGCGCCTGATGTTCGTTCTCACCACGCTACACACGCCAGTGGCGGCGTAGCTCGTCACGTTGCTGGGCAGAACCTTGAGACCAACTAGGTATAGATTCATCCGATCTCCTTCCCTGCAAATACTTTGCACCGGCTATACTGCATCCACTTGTCCCGACTGGGCTCATCGCCAGCCGCCAAAATCTCTAGTGCGCTGATCATCTTGCGATACTCGGCTTGTGTCCCTGCGTCGCCACAGATGGCGTTCTCGTCGAATCGCTCAGCCAGCGCCGCCCGCCAGTGCCGGGCCGACATCCAGTGGCCACAGAACTCGATCCACAGCGCATTGTCCTCGCTGATGATGCCAATACCCTCGTAACCCATCACTGAGCCTGCACAGTACATGCCGGTGTTGGCACGCTTCAAGCCTTCGATCACGCCCCGATCCAGCGTAGCGCCCTGCATCAGACACGTTACCCAGGAGCCGCCCATGGCAACAACCTTGTCCATGACACAGTTGTAGAAGCTGGAATCCCAGACGGTGACGTTGGTCATCACGGTGCCGCTGATGTCGGCTTGCTCAAACGAGCACCCGGTGATCGAGCACTCCATCATCGACACCCGCTTGAAAGTCACGCCTTCAAGGTTGCACCGCTCAAGTTCGCAGTCCTTGAACAACCCATAGGCCAGCGTCATGTAGGAGAAATCGCAGTCCTTGAAATGGCAGTTGTTAAAGATGAAGCCTTTCAAGTCGTTGCGCACTCGGGGCCCTCGGAGCTTGCCATCCTTGGAGCCCCCCATGGGGAGCCCCACGAACTCATGCCCGAGGATACTGGTCGTCATCGCCATAGCCTTGACCTGATCGTTCCATGCTTGGAGATTCATCACTTACCCTCCATCACTGCCATGCCATCCTCAAAGTCAACGTTGCCAAACCGGCAGTGCAGATACCATGCGTAGTGCTCTTGAAAAACGTAGTAGCCAGCAGGGATGTACTGATTGATCCAGGCCTTGGTTGTGACCGTCGTGTAGCCTTCTGTGTCTAGTGTGACCACGCCGTTCTCAGTGAACGTTACCACGTCGGTGTAGTGGTATCTGACTGCTATCGGGCCAGCCTTGCCCGTCACGTAATGCAGTACCGTGGCCACGCCCGGCAGGCGCCGTTCGTGCCTGCCACCCAGGTACGCTTCCGCTTCAGTATAAGTCGAGATGAACCGATCACGAGTGGTGTAACTCATTGCTTGCCCCTTTCGCTGCTTCCCCTTCGACACGCCTACATTATAGCCCAGATACGATATACTGTCAACTATTGATAAAGAGGTGGGGCGGGTCACCTTTCCTGGCCCCCCGCCCCGTTTGCTCCTAAACGTCGTCACATGCGTTTCTGTAAAACAGCCTCAATTCTGAGGGCTGGATCACCTCGGGAACGTCTAGGAGCTTGGCCCTTTTCCCGTAACGTCCTGCTCTGCACGGGCGTCATAGCTCTGGGGCTCTGGCCCCCCGACCTTCTCATTCATCGCTTCATCCATACGGGCTGATAGGTATGCTGCTGCCTCCTTGCCAGAGATGAAGTCGAGAGCGCTCTTCTCACCCATCAGCTTGCCAAGCTCATCCCGTGTGAGCCCGTAGGCTTCGCAAATCTCCTGTAGCCAGGCCTGATATACGTCATGGTTCAGGCTCCAGTTTCGCTCTGGTCTCTCATAGCCATCATCACTATCACCTGGCAGGGGCTGCGTTTCTAGTTGCACCGCTGCGGGGTCGGCCGCGTGTGGCTGATAGGCCTTGTTAGGGTTCTGGTCTCTGTGCCAGGCCGCCCGCATCCAGGTCTCACAGTCGGCTTGGCTGGTAAAGCTTTCAAGGCTTAGGCCCGCTGATCTGAAAATGCGGTTCATGTCGCCCTTGCCCATCCCCAGTCCATTGATCAGCGCAGAGGCCCAGACCTGCACGGCCTCGCGCTCACCCTGCCATTTGATGTCTGGCGGCGGGTCGGCTTTGGCCTTGTCGCTCACTGGATCAGTGCCAGTGGTGGCGGCGGCGGCGGCCCGCTCATTCTCGTGATAGCCGAAATCGGGCATGTCCTCAACGTCCTGGGTGAAAAAGCTACTGGCGCCGGTAGCATAGAGCATGGCATCCACATAGGCTCGTTTCAGCGCCTGCTTCATGATCGTGTTGTCGAGATCACCCACGTCCATATTGGGAACCTTGTAGGCCACGCTTCGGATACTCCAGGCTGGTTGCTCCTCACCGCGCCGGTTCTGCTTCATGGTCTGGACGGCGCTATCGTCGGCAATCGCTTCCTCGAACATGTCCCAGTATTCTACCGGCTTGCCGTATCGGCCCTGGGTCTCGCGCTTCTCAATGGCCCAGCCCCACTCAGTAAATTCTGAGGTTCTGGACTCTAGTCTCTCGATGTCGATGTTGCTTGGAATATCAGATTCGGCCTGCCAGCGGAATCGGTAGCGACCTTCCCAACTGTTGGCCGATCCTACCGCGCTCGATACCATCCTTGGGCCTTGATAAAGATCGACCTTCATACGATAGTACAGGAACGGCTCACCGCTGTGATCCTGGCCTGTCCAGTCGGTGATCATCTCGATGATCTCCCACTTGGCGCTCAGGCCAAACAGCACGCCCAGCTTCTGGGCGCCTGGCTTGAGCAATGTCGGCTTCTCGGTGCCTGGGATCACGCCATAGTCGATGCCTGACACCATGACCACTTCATAGAAACCCTGGATACGAGAGTATTGCTGGAGGTACTGATCAGACGTGAGTACCGGCGCCGCCGCCGCAAACTGTGGAACCAATGCCTTCTCTTGCCCGTCCATGTGTCTCCCTTCGATTGATAATCCTATACGACTCTGCTGTCGAGCCACCCAGGCTCCCCAACTTCACCACCTGAGTAGCCCGACCCAAACATTATAGCATGTTCGCTATACACTGTCAACTCTATCTGTCTCGTGTCCTGTAGTCTCCCCATGGCAGGTTCACGATGACGTGCTCTTGCATCCTGGACCACAATCGGCCATCTATGCCCGAACCTGGCGGCTGGTCTCCCGAAACGCGCTGGTTGGTCGTGAGCACCGTTGGCAGGTTCTCGGTGTACCGGTAGTCCATGATCGAATAGGTGACCTCGGCCACCCAGCCGCTAGGCCTCTCGACGCCGATGTCATCCAGCACAATCAAGGGCGTGTCCCTGAGCCGCATCAGCGTGACCTGATAGCTGTCTGTCTGGTAGCTATTCCTGAGCATATCGAGCATGTTCGGCATGGTGGCCGCGTATGCAGACCGCTCACTCAATACCAGTTCTGAGGCGATGCCAAAACCCAGGTGACTCTTGCCAGTGCCATAGGGCCCCGAGAGGATCAGCCAGCCCTTGGGATTCTTGGCGTACCGCTTGCACAACGACAGCAGTTTGCGGGCCTGGGCAACTGTGGCCTCCCGATCCTTGCCCTGGGGCACTTTGATCTTGGTCGGCTGCCAGAGCCCCAGACGCCAGCGCTCCAGTTGGGCATCGGTCATGCCCGAGGCAAGCCTGAAATGCCGCGCTCGCTCCGAGATGATCTGCTTACGCTTGCACATACACTGGATGGCCTTGCCAAAAAACCGGTGATTCGGCAGTACGTTGACTCGGAAATAGCCGTTACCGTTGCATACGCACTGACTGACGTGGGCCTCTAGCTCCTCGACCGTTTTGTACTTCTCGTACCATGGTGTTTTAGTCATAGCGGCTCAAATCCACAGTGTCGAGATCATTGATGGCGCCCTTGTAATAGTCGGGGTCGGTGTGCTGGTCGGCGGGCCTGATCTGCTTCTCTACCCAGTCAGGCGGCCCCCCAGCCACATACCAATCAGTGATCCAGGAAATGTTGCTAGGCCGGTAGTCCTTCGCAATCCAGGCGTTGTAGCATCGGCGCAGCAATTCGGTGTCAGGCTTGGGCCCTAGCGCGTCCTTGATAATCGGCTCCTGGGCCTTGCGCGGGCGCCTGCCCACAACGGTGAAATACGACCTCAATGAGGGATGCCACGATGGCCTGGCCTTGCGTTTCGGCTTCTTCTTCTCTGAAACGGGATCAACAGGTTTCTTGGTAGAGGTTGGCCGTGATCCAACGGTCACGCCCGCTCGCAGAGCGGGTTTCTCTGTAGTTATCTTTGTAGTAATCTCTGTAATGATTTCGTCTGAGGACGATTTCGACTTTGGCTCGGGCGAAAGTCTGATTTCGTCTGTAGGGCAAATCGACTCTATACCTGGCAGTTGATCGTCGCCAGCCTCAAGATCGTCAGGCTCAAAGCTGACCGGCACGGCGTCCTCGTACTGGGCTCTCAATGCCTCAAACACGGGCCAGTTCAGTGAAAGATGCGTCGTCGGCGTCCCTGCAAACCGCCATACCCGTTTCAGCACAAGGCCCTTCTTGACCAGGACGTTGTAGCAACGATTGACCTGGGCCGGTGTCATGCGTAGCTCGGACCCCATGTGCTTGGCGGCCCAGGCGCCCCACAATCTGCCATCCTTGGCGACTCGCAACCTCACGCGCCCGGCCTTGTCTGGGCCGTGCCAGTAGCAGATTTGGCTCAACACCAACCCCGCCAGAGGATCACCAGCCATGTCTGCATAGATCGGATGATAAGCCACCACTCTGCCCGCTCTGCCCTGCTCTGCCATGAAAGCGTCCAAATGTTGCCTATAGTTGGCGTCCATCATGAGGCCCCCTTCGAGAAAATGGAAAACCCTCGATTGGTGTCTGATGGTCACCAATCGAGGGTTTGATCCCAGTTTACGCTTGCGATCCCATCAAAACCGCCGCCCCTACGGGCTACGATCATTATGGACAAGTCCTGGCCAAAAGTCAAGAACTACACGGCCAGCATGGCCGTCTCGATACGCTCAAGAACGCCCATCACGTCCTCCGGCAATGCCCGCTGGGCGGCCAGATAGTCGTATACAATCGCTATGTCGGAGTAACTGAAACTGAGCCCGTGAGGCACCGCGTTTACCGGCGCCGGTAGACCCAGGGTTGGGTCATTGGCCATGGCGTCAAAGTCGCGCTCTACCATCGGCGCGAGTTCGACTACGGGCTCAGGCGGTAGGTCGTCGGGGACCGTGACCGGCGCTATGAGTAGCTTGTAGGCCCTCACCTTATCCCTCAAAATAGCCGATGGCCAATCCTCGGCGGCGGCCTGGGCCAGTAGGTTGTCTCGCATCTCGGGCTCCAAGTAGGCCACGAGAGAATGGTGATGGAATGATAATCCTGCCTGCCTGATCTCTGGCGGTACGTGCCTGCACACGCTCGCATAGTTGTACAACGTCTGCACAGCCATGCCGGTTGCCAGGACGGCCTGGGCATAGTCTTCGCCGAAACGATCCTGCCCAGCGTTGGCCAGGTCGCCCAGCCAGAACGGCAACGCATTCTTGAGTCCCTGGAAACTGCGATACTCGTATGACCACTGATCGTAGGTCGGATTGCCCGTGACCTGTAGCCCCGTTGGGCCCAACGTGTACCAGCCCGCGCTTTCAGCCGACAGTTCCAACTCGTTGGCTATACCGTCCACACTGCCCCCTTATTGACGTAACCTGTCTGATCCCCTATAATAAAAGCGTACAGGTTGCTGCCCGCACCCTGACACCCTTTCGATTGAGGGAGCGGTTACCCACCGCTCCCTCTTGCTATTCTACAACCTTTTTGTAGGTCTCACCAGCAATCACGCGCTTCAGTGTGTACCGCTTGACATCATGGTATACGGTCTCGATCTCGTCCAGGGACGCCCCATTGCCCACGCGGCGCCGGATGTCCAGCACCTCGGCATCTGCCAAAACCTTGATACCACCGCTCGGTGCTATCCACTTCTCCAGGGCGCTGATCGGGATGTGCCGTTTTCCGCTGATCATCACAGTCTCGATCATGCCCCGCCGCGCCCTCGTTTGCCACGTCACTCGCGGCTCCTCGGTGAACTCCGCAACTTCAGCGATGGTGGGCGGGCGCCCGTACAGTTTGGAAATGGCTCGCAGTTTCGTTAGCACCACGCTAGACAGCGGGCCGCCTCTTTTTCTTTTCATGGTAGCCTCCTGCCCTATAGTGTATCACGTATGCCATAGCCTGTCCATCAGCATAAGGAGCCAGTCAACCAGCGGCTCGATGAACGTGACGACCAGGGCCACGACGATCAGCACCGGAACCTTCTGACGATCCTCTTTTGTGAGCTTAGCCATAGATGAACCCCGCTCCGAAAGCCCGGAGCACTTTGGCCTCAGTCGGCACAATCTCATCCCAAACCTTGGCGACCAAGCGCTTGCCCGTATCCATCACTGCCTGAGCTTCTGGATTGATAATCCCTCCCAGAAAACTCTCCATATTGACCCAACCCATACGGCCCGCTAGATCGAGTTCTGCCAATACCATCTCGACCTGTGATTGTTTTGTGGGCCGGGCCTTCGTTTCCAGCAATGCCAGCCGCAGCACGTATGCCGCCGCAACGTCCATTTCCTTCTCGTACCAATACTCGGCTGCGACGCCGAGCACTACCGCGCCCTCATAGGCGGTCATCGCCAATAAGCTGTCGGCGTCTGTGTCGGTAGATTCGAGCCTGGCCAGGATTTCCTGGACGTGCTCGGCATATTGGAAAACTTGCTCCACTTTGTTGAATGTCGTCGGTACGCATACGCTGAGCCATTGGCGATCTATCTGGTCGGCGTGATGCTGAAAGGTCAGCCCTACGTCACGCTTAACCATTTCAGCCACGGCCCTAAATGATCCATGCCATAGCGGATAACCTTCTTCCATAGCCAAGCGGGCGCCTATTTTGACCGCCCGCTCTGACCGTTGCTCCAGTTGGTCAACACTCAGATATTTACCCATTCTATCCCCCTCCCGAGGGGCCCCGAGGGGCCCCACTTGATCTACCAGCTTGCCACCATCGCCGCCGCCGCCTCACGCCGCTCACTGACTACCGTTTCTGAAGGGAGGCTATGCCACGCGGCGGCCCCCAGCGCCCGCGCCTCAGCAAGATCGCCGCTCGCATCGTCCGACAGCGGCTCATCCTTGGGCGGCACCTCGGCAAGCCACGGGATCGACTCAACCGCCTCTTTCCAGAGAGGGTGCTGATCTAGGGCCCCTTCGCGCCAGCCGTACTCATCGTCTGCTAGAGCGTCCAGCAACAACAGCGCCGACACGCGCTCCGGCTCAAGGGCCTCACCTGCGATAGTGGCCGCCTCCCAGTTCTCGGCGGCGGCCAAGTCGCGCACCCACACCTTGTCGATGAGCGTTGGCTTGCACAGCACGTCGAGATCGGTGATCTCGCGCCCCTCAAGGCGTGAGAGCAATGCCACCAAATGATTCAGGTATATGCCATAGGGCATGGGGCCCAGCGGGGCAAAGTACATCCGATAGTCCGAGATCATAGCCTCAAACCCATCGTGGCCTGGGGCCCCATCGACCAACCCTATGACGTGCCAGCAAATGTCGTTCATGATCTCCACAGCGGCCTTGGCTGTGGCAAGATCAACATCGAACTGCTCAGACCCAGAGACCTGCTCCATAAGATTTTGCAAGGTCAAGGCCATCTCGTGCGTTTCTGCTCGGGCCACTAGCCTGTCCGCCGCTTCCTGATTGATCTCGAATGGCATTATGCCTCCTCGTCTGATGGTAGTGGGACTTGATCGAACGCCATGGCCCACAGGTGCTGCTTACGATCTCGGTAGAACGTTGCGCCCCGGTCTGTGTACACCGGCAAGGTGCAAAACCGCTTGAACTCGGCCCACAGGAACAGATTGATTCGTTTTAGCTCATGCACCTGGCCAGCGTCAAGGCCCAGGTCTAGCTGGTACGTCACTACAATGGCCTCATCCTGGATCAGTTCGCAAACCCAGGTGTCCGGGAGCATGCCCTTGGTGATGACCACCTTCCAATTCTTGATAATCGGTGTCGCAGGAATCCTATCCACAGCTTACCTCCAATCGTGCTATAGCTTCTCCAGTTTCCAATTCCGTGCAGACGACCCATCGGCGGGCCAGGTCGAGACCGAGCCCAACGTCATGCCTCAGGGGCGCGAGCCCTTCTGCGGCCACAACCACTTGGCCCCTGACCGGCGTGCCTTTGCAGTGGTCAAAGTAGTGAGCCGTGATCGAGACGATGCTGGGCATGTAGCGCCTGACTGAGCCAGCGTACAGGCCGCCCCTGAACGTGAGCACTTTGTACCAACCGTCCTGGTCTGGTTCAGCGCTTTCGGCCCAGCAGGATTGCAGGTTCTCACCGGGCCCGTATTGCACCCGGTACAGCGTCTCGGACGGGTAGGCCTCAGTGACCTGGGCCAGGATACGCTCGCTCTCGAACGTTTGCGCCTTCACCAGGTTGATATGAGTCCGCGACAACTCATCTCTCTCGATGTTGGCCGCGATCTGCTCAGTGACATTGGCCGCGATGGCCGCAATACGCTCCTTCTCGTACCGGTTCATCGGCTGGTTCTTGGCGTCACCCCTGCCAGCCCTCAGAGCCTGGCGCTCGATCGCGTCTACCGAACTGGTGTCGGTGCAGGCCCTCATGGCCTCACCGATCTCTCGGATACGCTGCTCTCTCATGGTGATCTCGGCGTCGTTCTGGCGCTCGTAGGTGTCTGTCAGAGCCTGGTGAAGATGAGAGGCGCACCGCTTGGGGTAGCTCAGGGGCTGAGCACTCTGGCCGCCTACCCAATCGCCCCAAAACCATTCCTCCCCCGCTACGCCGGGCCAGGGGTTGCGCACACAATATTCTGTCTCGGCCTGAACCTGCAAACCGTGGTACGCGAGCCTTATCCTGGCCCGTGCCGTCGTGTCCTCCAGGTATGCAACCTGGCCCACGAGGTAGCCGTTGTACTCGGCCAAAATCGCGTCGTCCTTGCGCCACTGCAAGAACTCGGTCAGCTTGGCCCGTGCCGTCGCCTTGCGCTCGGTCTCGGCCTTGACCTTGGCTTCAGCCTCTGCAAATAACTTGTCTGCCTTGCGCTTCAACAATGTTGCCCTTGCGTCCATCTGTAACCCCCTTCGCGTTACCACTTCGACACGCCTACATTATAGCCTATCTGAGATATACTGTCAACTATAGACAAAAGGGTAGGGGTGGCTTAGGCCCACCCCTGATTGATAATCTAGTAGTTTTCGTTGAGCTTGCGCCCGACCCCCATGAGCAAATAAACCGTCACCACGACGGCCCCAACCGACAACACCCTGAGCCAGCCCAGTACATAGCCTAGCCTGCTCTCTCCAGCCAGCGAAACGATGGCCACAAGGAGGTTGGCCACGAGGTTGACGAATAAAGCCCAGCCGATTCGCATAAGGGCCTCCGCCGCCAGGCCAGGACCGAGTTCGTCCTGATTCTTGGCCAATTGCCTCATAGTGATGGCCATGTTCAAGGCCCCAGGGAGGCCTATAAAGCTGATAGACAACATCAAGGCGAACATCCAGGTTTCCTGAGTCACTGGCCAGCCCCCTCGTTGAACCTTCGGATTTCTGCCAAAATGAGGTCTTGGCGCTCCCTGACCTGGAGCATGTCCGGTAAGTCGGTGCATATCCTCGTCAAGGCCTGCGTATTATTGATAATCACTGTATGGCTTTCTTGAACCAAATCCCGTAGCAGGGTGGTCATGGCCTCGTTCATCTGCTCCGCGTGCTCTCGGGACTCTTTTACGTCCAGGCGCCAAGCTCGCCACAAGAAATGCACCCCCACGATAAGAGCCCCTGTCAGCCCCATATCGGATACGATGCTCAGCCATTCCACAATAACTCCTCCTACTTTCCTAGATCATCCCATTCAAACACGGCTGTAACGATCAATTTCACCCGATCCTCGGCGGCCTCTTGCTGGATGCCTTCGAGCCTAACCCACCATGGCGGGGTCGGCGTCTTTGTCGGCTCCTGGGTCAGCGTCTGGGTCGCCGTCGCCGTCGCCGCTCTGCTTGCGGTGGCAGTTGCGGTTGGCGTGAACGTCGGCGGGCTTGGCGGCATGTCTGGTTCGCACTCGAAATACAACCGCGCCCAGCTAAATTGTGTGGTGCAGTCAGTCCCACAACCGCTCGGATAGTCGCCGCCCTCATGAGTCTGCATGTAAACACGGACGCCTCCTCCGTCAATCAAACGGATGTTATAACTGCCCGGCCATGTGCCGGGTTCAATCTCGATGATCGCGCTAGCGTCAAACCAACCCGCCCAGCGAGTCGGTGTTGGTAGTCGTGTCGGACTTGGTCCTGCTGTCACCGTTGGCCGTGCCGTCGCTGTAGGTGCTGGCGTGCGGCTGGGCGTTGGTGTGGCGCCGGTGGCTTGGGCCGTAAGTGTCACCTCTACCTGGTCAGTACCGCGTAGCCATGCAATATACGCTACCCCGTTACGAACCGAGGCGGCAGCGCCGCTAGCCTGGGACGCTGTGATTGTGCCGTCTACTAGCCTCAGTTCGCAGGACGTTTGAGAGACGGACACGCACCAAAGCGTCGTACCGCTTCCGTCGGTGGCCTTGGCATTGCCGCCGTCGCGTTTGACCGTGACGTTAGCCAAGCCCGCGCCGCCGCTATCGCGCACGGTCACGATGATACAGGTCTGCGTCGCTGCCATTGCCGGGCTAGCCGGGAGCATAACCAGCATCAGCACTAGGGCGAATAGTAGGCGGCTCATCTGGCACTCCGCTCTGGCAATCGCCACCCTTTCATCAGTAGCGGTAGCCATGTACAGTGAACGGTTGCCGTCGCTGTTGGTGCAAGCGTCGGCACCACGGTTGGGCCAGTATCTGCGAGAGTCCACACCCAAACATCGACCATGCCCTGTCCGGGCGTCCATTGCACGCGCACGATATTCCCCCCGTCTATAGTCGATTTGCATAGCTGGTCGCCGGTTAAGCAAATCGACTCTACTACATCGCTGGTCATGCGAAATTGGGCGCTGCCGTCGGTGCCCTCGACTACCCAATACGCCTGGCCTAGAAAATCTGTCGGCCAGTTCTTAGGGTTATACGTCACGTTTGCCCCGACGATGACAACGGGATCGTTGACACGCGGGGCCCCGCCTACCTCGTGCGAGTGAACCACTACCAGCGTATCATCGGCATGTACAGGCCCGCATACGCATAGCAGGGCGAGCAGGGCAATGGCTAGGCGGTTCATTCTACCGCCATCGGCAAGCCCTGCTCGCCCTCGTAGGCCAGAATTGGCCCCTCAATCTCTGCCTGTAGACCCTGAACAATGATCTGAATCTCAAGGAACCTCGCGACCGTGATGATCTGCGTCACCTCGGCCTGCGCTTCTGGTGCCAGCTCAAGATACCGCGACGCCGTCTGGTCACAGGCGTCGCTCACGTTGCGCAGATTGGACGCGATGCCGCGCACGACGTTGGCGATCTCAACGCGCTGATGGTGTGAGGGTGTCCAGCTCATTTCGCCGCCTTTTGCGCCAGCCGCTCGCGCTGCTCTGGTGTCAGTTTTTGCAGCATGGCCTCGGCTTCAATTTCGTCCTGCCAGGCGGCCAAGTCGTCTCGCATGGATTTTAACTCGGCCCGCTGCTCGACGCTCATACGGGAGCGTGGCCAGGTGATCCTGGCGCAACACGCCGCCAGCGCATTGACGTCCCGTTCGTCTAGCTCCAGCGTCACGGGCTTGGTCAGCTCCGCCCCTGGCGGAAACGCAAACCCAGTGGGCAACAGTTGTCCACCTGCCTCGGCTACGCTGGACACCAGCTGCTGCCCCAGTCGCCTCACCAGATTGTCGAGCAGGTCAGCCTCTTCGCTGGTGGCGTCGATGTTGGTCGAAAGCTGTAGCAGACACCCTCGGTATACGTTCGTCTCAAACTGCATGATCCCCCCCCCTAAACTACACTTGCGTTTGTCGGCGAATCGGCCTTGTCGTATTGATGCGTGTGCTGATAATAATCCCAGTATCCCACAATGCCGCCAGACCCATCCGCGTTCAACGTGACAGGTTTAGAAATTGCTGGCCCGTAGGTCGACCATCCAGAACTGGCTGTGCTCGTATACGTCAATGGGTGTGCATGGCTTGGCAGCATGCTCTTAACAATCGCCCCTGGTACAAAGCGCGTGCCATTGGCAATCGGCACGTAGCCGGACGTGTTGGCGCTCATAATGATGCCCTTGCCAGCCGTGGCAATCGTCACGTCGCCGCTATAGTTGCCTTCAACGCCGTAGATGCTTGTCCAGCGCTTCGCCGCTATGCCGAGACCCGACACGGCTGCAAAATCGTAAAAGTAGGTGCCGTCAGCCACAAGAACCGCAGCGCCCACACGCAGCGACACATACGAGCTACCGTAGATCGCGACCTGGTTGCCCCCTGTGGCCTCGACATAGTTGGTCGCCCCGCCGAACTCTAGCCGTGTAGCCCGGATATATCCACTCGCATCAGTGCGCACAAGGCTATTCGCTGCACTGACAACGGTCGGCGTAAGCAGCCCAATCACGTTCGCCGCCGTCAATCCCACAACCTGATAGATCGCTCCTGCGACCGTATGCAGCGCACCCACAATGTCATGTGCTGCTGGCGTGACCCCTGTAATAGCAACACTAGACGCCGTCGTCAGTCTGCCTTGCTGGTCCACGGTGAACGCAGCCACATGAGTCGCGTCACCGTATGCGGCAGGAACCACGGCAGTGTTCGCTATGGCCACATCGTTTGCGTTTACCACGATCCCAGTCCCTGCGCCTACATCAAAAGTTCTATCGGCCGATAAATCGCCACCGCCAGTCAATCCAGCGCCAGCCGTAAGGATACGAGTCAATGGGGCGTAAGGAGGCACCACCCAAGCGGGCTCCAAACCTGACATAACAAGAACGTCATCCGGGGCCCCGGCCGCCAATTGCGTCCAGTATGTGAGTGGCGTTCCGCTACCGATAATCAGCCCGCCCTGGGTCACGGCTGACGGTACGGTGTCAGGGTGCGTTATTGATAAAAGGTTGTGGGCGGTGGGCGTGCCGCCCGTAGCGAACGGTGATAGCCAAACGTCGTCTACCTCTGCCCAGTCGTTATTTAGGGCGATGTCAGACTGAAGGATTGCTACAACACGAACATAGCGGGTACCCGCTGGAAAGGCAACGGTTCCAGTTGGGCCGACTGATTCGGCATACTTGACCCATGCCACGCCAGGGGTTTCTAACGCCACTGCGCTCACTGTGCCCAGCAGGGCCTTGCTTTCATCGTAGCACTGGACACCCAGGGAGACCTCGCTATTAGCTGACCCTCCCCTAAAAGAGGCCCCGAGAAAGTAATCCGTGTCCTCATCGACTGGTAGGTACCGCTGTGAGCAAATGTAGCCGCCCTGGCCGATGCCGCTGTTGCCGCCACGAACACTAAAATGACCTGCCAAGCCGTTGCCTGTCCTGGCCACGGCGCCGCCAGCATACGCTGTCTGTTCCCATCCATCAATCCGTGGGTGTAGGCCGTCGGGCCCCTGTTCAAATTGGCCATTCCAGATGCCGAACCCGCCCACGGGCTCGGGCATAGTGGCGTACTCCCTGCGGCTGGGCGTGGTTAAGGCGTCTAGTTCTGAGTTAAAAATCTGTACACTCATGGCTTATCCTATCCCTGAAATGCCGAGCTGAGCCACCATTTGGGCTAGATCACCATAAGCCCCCGACTGAATGACTACGCCATAAGGGGCTGTGTAGGTGATTTGATCGATAAATGCCCGGTCCGACATTCGCCGCTGCGTGTTAGGGTCCGCTGTCCCTGGTAGCAGATCGGTATACCATACCCACTTTCCGGGCTCTATTCTCCAAGGGGCCACGCGCCCATCACTCAGTTGTTTGATACTCCCTGAGGGGTCGCTTAGCGCCACCTGATATTCTGGCTCACTGCCCACTTGCTCATAGCGAACCTCACGGCCCTTGCCCACGGTGAACATATAGCGGTTAAGGCTGGCATCTCCCATGGCCAGCATGGCCTTGATTAAAGCTTTGCCGGTTTTGCTGCCTGTTTCCCATGCCTGTACTTGTGCGGTGTTGCTGGTTATAACGGCGTTGTCACTGCTAAAGATGCCGTTGGGCTCAGCGTCTAGTATGGCCCCGATCTTGGCGCTTAGGTCCTGGCCCCCGCTTGTTTCGGCATAATAGGTGTATCCGAGCTTGTGATACCAGCCCAGGCACGATAATGATAATCCGAGTTCTGAGCCCACCGAGCCCATGGTGTAGCGGTTGCTTTTTGCTGGCCATGCGTTTTCTTGCAAATACAAGTCTCGAATGTACCCTGCCACATCCACTGAAACGGTGCCTGTCGAAAGGACCTTCTCGATCACGCCATACTGGCGTTGGCTAGCCTCATCCTCTGCATAGGCCGTTTGGTACTTGACCCCTGAGCTGGGCGGGTCGGTGCTTGTGTCTAGTTCGCTAAAGATCACACTGACCCGATTAGCGACCTGGGCCAATGGGCCGATGGTATACGATAGGCCCCCGATGCCAATAGTCATACGGCTAACGTAGCCTTCCCATATGATGTCTTGCTCAGGGCCCACCACTTCGACGACTAGGCCCGCTCCATAGGTTGCCCACCATGCCAAGTCACTCGGATTGATCATCGTGCCGATGTTGGCCGTGAGCATGCCGCCCGATATACTTTTAACGTGGCTATAGCTGCGTAGCCCCTGCCTGAGCGTTCGCACCACGGGGCCGCTAGGGTCCAAGGTGACCGTGTTGGGTGACCCGCTGGCAAACGATATGCGGGGCTGTCTAAAGACTGCAAGCAAGCCCACGTCTTGCCCGATAGTCGCCATTAGCTAGCCCCCCTCATACTCTCATATTGTGCCACGGTATTAGCCGAGACGCTTATCAGCGGGGCAAAATCAGGGAAAGTGATTTCTGGATGCACTCCCAAATCCATAGCCGAAAGAAACCATATTTCTTGATCGGCGTTACTCTGTAGCGATAGAGGCGCAACGCCCCTATAAAGCCATCCCCCGCTAAACACGTCTACGCTCGGATTTACGCCTATGGTCCCTGCATAGGTCATGATGCCTAGCACGGGGGAATGCTTGTACCCGCCAGTGCCGTCAAGCACGCAAACTCCTGTATAAGACACCCATTGGGATGTGTTCCTATTGGCGACAAAGAACAATTCATCACACGGCATAAGAATCAAATCGTAAAAGCTGGCTGTTCGTGCCGCCCCCGAGGTGTTTTGTATAGTCAGTATCAAATCACACTTCATCTGGTTGTAACCGGACCGCCCACCATCCGCAGGGATATTGATAATCCCTAGGTCAGCCATGCGCATATTTGCGAGGGTGTCCAGGGGGATTGTTTGCAGGTAGGTGTACGGGTCCGAATACCCCACAGATAGCCTAACCAATAGGTCCCCATCGTCGCCAGATGGCACGTTATACCTCAGGTAGGCATGGTACTGGCCTGTGTAGTCCGATATAGCAGTGGAATAGGCCGGGAAATCGCCAAGAGAGATAGTAGCTAGCGTCTCAAAGATGTAGGGCGGCCCCGCGCCCGCGTGTGAATAGGCAACGTACTTTCCTAGCGGGGTGCCTCCCGTGTCGCCTGACCCACCTGATACTGTGCAATAGATAGCACCCACTGTGACATCAACCCCACTTGGGTTGTATAGGTCTATCAAGTTGATGTTAGGCTGAAAGGTGCCCACGGCTCTAGAGGCTGAGCGGGTGCCAATGTATAACTCAGATGCCCAGGCTCCGTTCTCATTGGCCACGGGCGGGTCGCTGTCGTATTGCGCCTGTAGATATAAACTGAGTAGGCTTCTTAGGTCACCGGCTAGTTGGTCCGATGTCGTTTTGACTGCGGACCAATGGCAAGTGTAAATGTCTCGATTTTGCTGTGTTGGTGATGTAACCGGGTTGGTCGGGGCGTCAAAACGCATGCGTACCCACCACCCTGTAACACCATTCACCGCCACGGTTTCCCAGTCATCCGGCGTGAACCAGCTCACGGCGTTCACGCCTGACCTTGAGAATGTCCTTGTTTGATCGGATGGCTGTAGGGTGTCACTCCCAGCCCCCGCCCATGCACCATCGTAGTATTGAAAGCTGCGTTCCCCCGATGCAAGATCGGATACGGTGCCCACATCGAATACGAGGTTGTTAAATGGCGGCTCATCGCCTGTTACCTCGATACCAAAGTATAGCGCGTCCCCATCTGCATAGGGACCGCCTGGGAATAGGGACGTAGGTTTAGCCGCGCCCTGTAGGTTGCCGGACCACCCGGCCCCGGCCGTGTACATAAAGATGTGGGTTATTTGCCCGCTGGTACGGCTATAGTTGGCCACAAATGCCTCGCCATCGGTGTTGGCCGCCCTACCGTATCCTCCCAGCTCGCCAGATAGTTCTATGTCCGTATGCCCGCCAGGGGGGTCCGACCGCCACAAGGTATGCTCTAGCGTTAGGGCTATGCCCCTTTGGACTACCTCGGCTTGGTCGGTTGCGAACGGATTGCTGTATGCCTCATCATCCGATGGCATGCTGTAATCCTTGATAATCGCGTAGCGCGTATACGTCTCGTTGTGGCCACGGGCTGCCAGATACGCCGGGGTGTCTGCATAGTCGGTGAACCAATACTTTTTAGCGGCCCCTAGAACTTGGTCAAGTTGACGCCGCATGGCGATCACTTGGTTCTGAGACGCGCCGGTGACATTGAAAGTCATTTTGCTTATGACGTTTTCCCTATAGGCGTCTACCAATTGCCGCCCATCGGCCATAGCACCCTTGCCCCACACGTTGCGGAAAGGCGCCCGTGTTGGCTTCCAACTCTCAAGCGTGAAGCCAGCCCTGCCCAGTAGGCTGACTCGGGTGGTGCCGTATACAATCTCTAAAATCGGTGCATGTGCTGGCATGGAACACTCCCTTTCCTACCAAAGTTGATCCGCTACAATCTGTGCTACCCGTCGCGCAAACTCATCCATGTCGAACCCGCCCTCCACCCCTGCGACCGCGTTGATCTGGAGCGGGTGCGAGTCCATGTAGGCGTTGAATCCCATGGTGATGCCGAGGGCCGCCTGATGGCCATAGTTGCTGGCCAGCCGATTGACCCGAGACGTATTGGACAGGTCGTTTTCGATAGAACCCAGCGCCGACCTGACCGCCACAGCGGCCCCCTCGAACGCAGCCCCCAGGGCCCCCATCCAGCCGCCCGTACCTTGATCACTCTCTGCGATGGGCGGTATGCCCAACAACTGCTCCAGGGCTCCGCTGGCCAGCCGATAGACCGTCTCGGAGTTGGTCTGCAATTCGAGCGCCGGTGCCATCATGTCGCTCACCATCTGGTTAGCCTCCGTGATGGCGTTTCCGATCTTCTCAAACGTGATGTCAAAATCGGCCACAGCATTGGCGATGGTCATGCCCCGATAGTCCAGGAAAGCAACAATCAAGTCGAGGGCCGTTTTTACCGCTCCGCTCATGACGTTCACGGCGCCTGCGAAACTCGTAAACAGCGCGGTCTCGTCGATGTACTCCTGGGCCATGCCCGTGACGCTGAGTAGCACCTGGCCTAGCTGTGTCTTGAAAATCCCTAGCTTGGCTTCGAGCGACACGGCCCCAGACGTTGGATCGTAGTCGGCTAGAGCTGCCAGCGCGTCGATCGATGGCACGATCACGCCGATCATGTTGGTGACAGCCGTCGAGAAGGCCAGCACCTCCTCAGTAAACGCTGATTGATAATCCGTTGCAAGCTCGGAAAGCATCGGTAACACCAGCCCCATGTCAGCCTTGAATGATGCGATGCCAGCGGTCAAGCCCACGGTGCTCGGGTATTGGGTCAGGGCAGAAATAGCCTCAATCGCTGGGCCGATGATGCCGATCACGTTCTGGATGGCCGCGTAAAAGTCCCCGGCTTCTTGCGTCAAGGTTACGTCAGCCGCTATGCGGGCCATGTCCAGGCCCTCAGCAATCGAGATGATACGCTCACCCAGCACACTGCTCAGTTGCGTCCATGGGTCAGCACCGCCCCGAGGTCGTTGGAACGGAAACTCTGGCACATCCCAGTTGGCCAGGGCGTCGATGGCCTGGATAGCCGGGCCGATGATGCCGATGGTGTTCTGTACGCTACTCCAGAAGTCCTGGGCCGCTTGGACGATGGCCGGTAGCTCGCCACGGGCCATTTCCAGACCATCTGCGATGGCGATGATCCGCTGGCCTAGTAGCTGCGAAAGCTGGGACCATGGATCGGCCCCGCCCCGTGGCTGGTGGCCTGGGAACCCAGGAATATCCCATGAGGCCAGCGCGTCAATGGCCGTGATGCCTGGCGTGATGACGCCAATCAAGTTGGTGACAGCGTTGTAAAACTCGATGGCGATGGCGGATACAGGGTCAATGCCCATAACCGCTTGCTGCAAGCCCCAGGCGATGTCGGCCAGGATTTCGCCTAACACCTGGGCCAGGGCCCCTCCATCAAATGAGGTGGCAGGCGCTTCCCAGCCCGCTAGGGCCGTGACCGCGCTTACGGCCGTGCCCACGATGCCGATAAGCCCGTTCATTGACTCGTAAAGTCGCTGGGCCTCACGGTAGGCTGTGGTGTCAACCTCGACAACCGCATCAGCCAAGGCCTGGGATAACATCAGCACGTCACCTACCAGAACCTCAGCGAACTCAGTGATGCCTTCCTTGTGTTCGTACTCTGCTAGTGCGTTGAGAGCGTCGATGCCCGGCTTGATAAACCCAACGATTCGCTGGATGGCCGCCCAAATCTCTGCGGCGGCCTCGACGGCTGCGAACTCGTAAGTGTAGGCCATGTCAGACAGCGCACGCACCACGACGCCCAGGTCAAGGCCCATCAGCTCCATGTTGGCCTCAAGGTTCTCGCTATGCACATATTCTGCCAGCGCCGTGAGGGCCGCCACGGCTGGAACGATAAATGATAATCCTCGCTGGACGCCTTCGCTAAACCTGACCGCGTACCCCACAAGGTACCGGTCATACTCGGTGGCCATGTCGAAAATGTACGCCAGAACCGTGATCAGGTCGTCGGTCAGGAACTGCATCTGTTGAGGTATGTTTGCCCGATGCTCCCATTCTGCAAGAGCCGTGAGCGCCCCGACAGTCTGCGAGATGTAGCTCACAGCCTTGCCAGCGTTCTCGGACAACTTGCCGATCTCCTTCAGGAAATGGGTGTCCATGACCTGACTCATGTTGTAGGTCTCGTTATAGAGCACCGTGAGCATTTCGTTGTACTGACCCATCTTTTGCTCAAAACCTGGGATGTAGCCCAGCTCAGCGATGGCCTTGATGCCAGCTACTGCGGGCTCGATGTAGCGCAACATTTTGCTGATGCTCTTGCTAAACTTACCCGTCCACTCCATGCCATTGCCGCTAACCTCGGCTTGCATCTCTCCTAGCTTCTGAATCATCATTCTGATGTAGCCCATCAGGCCGTCTAGCTTGCTCTCGAACCCGCTGATCTGGGCCGACTCATTCACGCGCTCGACACTCTTTAGAACCTCGTCGAAAACGTCTGCTATGTCCTCGGCCAAATCCTCGGAAAACTGAACGGCATCGGCGCCGCTCTCGCTCATGCCGATTATCCAGCCGTCAATCGTGTCGATGCCGATCTCCTCGAACTCCTTGGACGGCGATGCAATGCCTAGTACGTTTTTGACGGCCTGCGGCAGAGCATCAACCTTCTCTTTAATCCAGCTCTCTACCTTGCCCCAGATTTCACTCATCCCATTCCATAGGCCCTGTATCGCATCCTTGCCCGCCTGGGTCAGGTCGCTTGCCATGCCCTCGATCGGAGTCAAAAGGTCGTTGATCCAGGTCTCAACCGTCGAGACGGCGTTGCTGGCCAGGGTTTCAATTGCGCTAACAATATCCTCGCCAGATGTATGGAACAACCCCAGCACAATGTCTAGTGCGCCGCCGACGATTTCACCCAGAGCCGTGAGCGCACCGCCCAAATCGTCATTGAGCGCCGCCCGAATGAAGTTGACGGCGCCATTAATAATGTCCAGGATGGCGTTCCAAATGAACCCGAATGACTCACTGAGCCATTTAGCCACGCCCACCACGATGGTTGCGGCCTCATCGAAAGCCTCCGCAAACACTGGCCAGTATTTATCCCAAATCTGACTGATCAGATCAAGGATGTTGGCGATGGTATCCCTCATCAGGGGCATGTTCTCTGCAATCGCGCCAGTGATGTTGTCGATCACGGTCATGATCGGTGGCAGGAACTTATTGACCTCAGCAACCACGAAAGTCACAACCTCAGTGACCTTGGGCACAATGAACGCGATGATGTCACCAACGATTGGAATGATGCCCTTGATAATGCCGAACACGTTGGTCATGATCGGCGCCAGGCCGGTGAGCAACGTCTGGGCCGCTGTAGCCAGCCCGCCGAATAGCTCAGAAATCACCGGCTGGAGTTGCGCCTTTGTGCTCTCGAATTCTGACACCAACCCTGTGGCAATGTCTAGCACCGGCTGGAGCCACTGGTCGATGATCGGGTTCAGGTCTGGGAACGCCTTGCCCAGGGAGTCTAGGCCCGCCTGACCCAGGTCAAGTATCCCCTTCACCAAATCTAGCTTCATCGTGCCGAGGAGGCCCTTGATATTGAAAACCGCCGTCAAGGCGGAACTCATGCCAGCCCCGGCCCCCTGAGTTTTGAACGTCGAGACGACTGTGCCAATCTCTGTCCAAACGCCTGCGAGCGCCGTGGTGATTGTGCTGACAATGCCATCTATCGCTTCTTGGATGCCCGTGCTCATAGCAGCTTGGCTCCCCAGGCCCAGAAGCGACAGCACGACCTCTGCGACGGTGCCAGCGCTTTCGCCAGACTGGGCCAAGGCAAGCCCAGAGTTGAAAGCCATTTGCAAACGGAGCCAGGCCGTATTGGCGGCGCTAATGATCCCATCAACGGCCACGCCTATGTCTGTAGCGATTCCGGCAGGAATCCCCATCAGCGACAGGAACGCCCAGGCCTGATCCCCAACTGTACCGCCATCGGCCCCAACGCCCGCAGCGGCGCCAGCGGCCTTCTTCATACGGGCAATACCGCCGCTTACCGCTTCGGTCACGTTATTGAAAATGTTACCCACATTGGTGGCCGTCTCTTGGCTCAGGCCCAGCGCCTGCAAAACCAGGCCAGCCTTGCCACCGCCGAAAGCGTCAGCCAGGGCCGTTTGCAGTGGCCCCGCGTTGATCGCCCCAGTGATCTCGTCTATCCTGTCGCCAATCGCTGTACCTTCAAGCTGCCCCATGATGGCCGAACCTAGGCCATCCTCACCAACCTCGCCAATAAACCCGGCGACCACTGACGCAATGCCCATGATCTTGCCGGTGAACTCGGTCAGGGCTGGCACGAGTTTGGTGCCAATATCTTCAGCCAGCCCCGTGGCAAATTCTGTGATCTCGGGGCCATAGGTCGTGGCCAGTTCAGACAAGGGCGCCATGAGGGCCCCCAGCACTGGCAGAAGCGCTACGCCGATGGTCGTCTTTAGATTCTCTATGAACACTGGCAGGCTGGCGGCTTGCTGGGCAACCTGATCCATCTCACCGGCCGTATCGCCGTACGCGGCTTCCAGCTTCTGGAGGGTCATGAGCTGGATAGCCTCTTGCTGCTGCTGCTTGGTCATGTTCTTGACCAACTCATCCGTATCCATGGTGCCCTGGGCTTCGGCCAGTTCCTCGTACTCGTCGCCTAGCTTGGAAATCTTATTGGCCGCGCTCGCAAGATTGGCCTTCTTCATGGCCCGGTCCTGCTCGGTCCATTTCTCGTTACCCTTGTCCATCTCGGCTGAAAGTTTGGCATAACGCGCCTGGGCTACCCCCATGGCGGCTGATTTATCTCTTATGGCAGCGGTGTTGTCTACCAGAACCGCCACGCCCTCGCCTTGGGTTTTGGCCCAGTTCTCGGCTGCCTCAGACAGAGAGACCTGAATACCCAGGTTGTCCAGGATCATCGGGCTGGCGCGGCCGACACCGGTGACTAGTGAATCCATGAGGTAGTTCATGTCCTGGCCAGTTGCTTGCGCGGCGGCCTGGACCAACTGCATCATGTCGGGCAGGTCTTGGGCGAAATCACGGCTCACCAGTGCAGCCGCTTTGTTGAATGAGGTCATCAGGTCAACGTCGTCGACCATGCCCATGGCGCCTGCTCGCAAGGCCTCAATCGAGCCCCCAGCGGCGTCAAATGCTCGGGTCAGGCCTGGCACCTTGGATGCCTCTTGGGTGATTGAAAAAAGACCCTTGCCCACAGCCATGGCACCCTTAAAGGCGCCCTTGCCAAGGGCAAGGACGCCTTTCGATACAGCGCTAAATGAGCGCGTCATGAGCCCGGCCTGCTTCTCGGTCTCTGATCCCATCTGCTCAATGGAATCGTCGTACTGATTAACGCCCCGGTTGAAATCTCCCAGGTCGAAAATACCTTTTAGGCCGATCTCTGGCATAGCCATTTAGCGTATCTCCATCGGCTGTGGTGTCTTGGCCATAAGCCGCTTACGTTCCTTCGGCGTCATCGTTTCCCAGGATTGCATCATGCCCTCGATGAGGTTGGTGCCCATCATCAGCACCCGAGACCATTTGGGCTCAGTGAACCACTGGTCAGGCGTCAGTCCCCACTTTCTCGCCGTCAGAAGCTCCTGGAGAATCGGGTTCAGGCTCCATCGAGTTTCTGAGTCGGGCAATACCTTCTCTAGTCTCTGCCCTGACCTTTTCCTCAACCGAACGTCGAACATCTCGAAAGAGCGCTTCCATCTCCTCGTTCCCGATAATGTCCTCCTGAGCCTTGAGCGATACGAGCGCCACAAGCTCCCCCATCTCTGCCTGGGTCAGGGCTTCGGTGGCCAGGAAATGCACGCGCTGATCCTCAGGATCGGTTGGCACCTCGATGCCAATGCCCTCCTGAATCGCAATCCATGACGTGTCCTCGGGCATCTCGTTGGTCGTGCCAAGACGCATCATGACATTGGCAATCCTCTCATTGATGCCAGCCGCATAGTCGGCCTGACCCTGACGGTACGCCGCCCACATGGCCTTATTGATGGCCGTTTGGCGTGGGTTGTCGGGCTCCTCTAGGGTCTCGGCGGTGTGAGGGAACCATTGGGTGTCACCGGCCGCATTCTCCACAGGGAACATTGGAGGGTCAAGGATCGCGCCGTTGTCCCTCATCTCTTTGGCCAGGGCGCCCCTGGCAAGCTGAATTTTAGCGGGGTTGATAGGCAGGATTCGGATCACCAACCCTGATCGGCTCACGTACTCCGAGGTGTTGGTTTCTTGCTCAGCGGGTTTCATTAGTTTTGCACACATCTAGCATCACTCCCATGATTTTAAGGCCACGCGGCTGGCAGGGTCGGGAGTGTTAAGTTCGGCCCCCCGCCCGCCGCGTGATGATTGAAAAAGGGCCGCTCCCGTTCGGCCCTGATCACCTACCCTCGGGGCTAGATGTTCACCACGTCTGAGATCATACTGGTCGTCGCCACAGCACCCACGGCTAGAGCATGGTTTATGCTGCACGCCACAAGGCTTGTCAGGCCATAGGTGTTGGTGTCGAGGGCCACCGTGCTAAAGTTCTCCCAGTCGTAGCCACCATTGACGGTGCGCTGGATGAAACCGTAGCCCGTGGCAGTCTTGGTAAAGTGGCCACACAGCCACAGCCCGTAACCGAGGTCACCGGGTACCAGCACGATGTCCTGAATCTGGCCCCAGGCCGTGAGCCCGGTGGGCACCGCGATGGTGCGTGCCGAGAAGGCCGTGCCACCATTGATGGTGTAGTAGACGCTGCCATCCTCATGCCCGACCCACCATCTGTTGATGTCGATGATTTCACAGGCGGTGGTCATGACCGTGGCGCCAGGGCCCGTATAGGTCACGGCTGTCCAGTGCGTGCCACCATCAGTCGTTTTCAGTAGCACATGGCTTGCACCAGTGGTACCGCCCACGGCGATGCCGTTCTGCTGGTTCTCGAACTTGACCGCTAGGAGGTCGTCGGCCTGACCTGATACTTGGTCAGTCCAGGTAGCACCGGCATCATCCGAGAAGTAGATGTTGCCCAGATTGGTCACCATCCAGATGTTACGCATGTTCAGCGCAAACAGGCCGCCGCCAGCAATGACAAACTCGCCATTGACAGCGCCGACATCTACGAGCGACCAGGTAGCACCGGCGTCCTCGCTGTAGCCGATTTCAGCCGGGTTGGCACCATCAGTCGTGCCACGCGCTACGATAACCCTGGTCACGCCCTGATTGACCGTGACGCACACGCCACTGGCAATGTCCTCATCAGCAGCGAAAGGGTCAGTCGCCGTGGCTGCCCACGTTGCGCCGCCGTTGGCACTACGCCACACCGGCGCCGTCACACCGGCGTCGGCCACGCCCGCAGCATACAGGATGTCGCAGACCTCTTGGGCAGAGTCACAGACGCCTTGGCACCGTTCGAGCCCGCAGGCCCAAATATCGTTGAAAACCATGTCATTGGTCGTGGTACGTCGGCTATACTGCACTGCGAAAAAGACCTGCTGCAAAAGGGCCGTAACATCGAATGAGATCATCACTGACTCATCGGCGTCCCTCGATGCGTTAGGGCTCTGGTCACGGCTAGTCAGCCGGGCTTCCTCGATCACGTTGCCCCGGTCAAAGTTCAGAAACACGTTCTTGGGCGGACACTCGGCAAAGGTCACGTAAAGACCTACCGGGCACTGTCGCGCCGCGACGGCCTCCATGTAGTCCTGGGTTTTACCCATCAGGCCCTCAAGGCTGGTAGTCGGCAAATCGGGCGGGTCTTGCGTCACGCCCACACGCGCAAATCGGCCTGGGGTCACCGGGTCTTGACAAAAGATCGGGCTTACCCCGCCGTACGACTCGCTGATTGAGTCTAGGTTGTAGCACCCCAGCGACTGGGGCACCGTGTTGGGGCCATTGGGTTGAACCCAAATGGTCGCCCAACTGGTTTTTGCAACACCACCGTTATCCATTGATAGTCTCCTTTACTCGCCTGATCAGGCGGTACACGTTGTCTCGCTCAGAGCGCAAGAACGCCGTCGCGGCCCCTGTCGTATTAAGGGCCAGGTCGTCCAGCGTCCAGATGTTGACGCGCCTCAATTCTCTTTCGACTCTCTGGCCAAACTCCTCGTCGTCGAAAAATTCAGCCCAGGCAATCCCGTATGGCGTGCTCCGCTCTAGTGCCTCCTCTGACACGCCTTTCGCGCTTACCTCGCTTGCCGGTATGTAGAACCGCCGCAGCGAACCGTCTTTGATAATCTGTGCCAGGACGGCCTGGCCAGAGCGCCGAATGACCTGAACCGGCACCCATCTGGTTCGCCTACGCCGCTGCTCGGCTGTCGGCTCGGGCGCCGTCTCTGGCGCCTGCTCTTGATCTGCCATGTAATGACCTCCCTATCGCCTCCAGATGCTGGCCGCCCGCTTGAACGAACTCCGCATCTCATCAGCGAACCATGGTTGTCGCTTCTTCTGGATCAACACGCTGAAATTCCTGGGCTCGATGCCTGGGTGCATCACGCCTTGACTCATCTTGAATGGCCCGAACGGCCCGCCGCTACTGCTAGTCAGCTTGTTGGGCGTCGTCTTGGCCGTGTACCCAGACTGAAACCTCAAAAACTTCTTGTCGCTCTTGCCGGTGTAGAATCCCGGTAGGATCGGGTACGGGCCCTTGCCCACCCGAGTGCCTTTGTCTACAAAACCATAAATTTCATTGTCTGTCCCGGCCACAAAGCTGATGGAAATCAAGATGCCAGCCTTACGCTCTACTGAAAGCTCGTAGTAAAACCTCGGCTTCTTGCTCCAGGTTCTAGTCGTCTTTTTATAGTCGTCGATGATCACCTTGGCCGCCCGGTGCATCGTCTTCTCGATCTGATCATAGATTCGATCTCTCGGGATCAGCGATGGCCTTATGGCCGTGAACTCAAACATCTATGCTGCCTCAAATAGGCGCTCACCCTCTAGCCCCAACACCAAACTCAGTTTGGCCAGGTCTCGACGGTCAGCGAAAAACACCGGGTGATCAGGGTCTATGCGATACGAGTGTCCGGTCACCGGGCCACGGTAGTAGCCTCTGAGGGTGCCGGTGTAGCTCACGCTGTCTAGGCCCACCTCACCGAAAACGCAAGGAACCGGGGCCGCGCCCACAGCGCGGCGTGTGCCTCCGCCTCAACCCATTAGCTCATTAACCTCCTGAACTGATCGAGATAGATGGAGGCCCGGTTGTAGCCTGTCCAGCCCACAGCCGCATAGCCCAACGCTGGCCAGGTCGAGCCGGTTTCTCCCTCACATAACTCCAGTGTCTGATCCCTGATTTCACCCAGCATCGGATTGATAACCTGGGCCAGGTACGTTTGTTTCATGCTGTCATCCATGCCTGCTGAGCCACAGGGGCAGTCGTACATGACCGCCGCCATGACGCACGACAGGAACGACAACGCCTGCTCGCCAGCCGCTGACGGGGTACAATCGCACCCATTTACCGATGCTCGGGCCAGGTTGATTGGGCCCGAGGCCATCTTTAGGACGCTCGTGATTCGGCGCCTCATTTCGGTCGGCGCGTCGTCAATACACCATAGGTCGATGTACTCCTGTGTGGTTGCGTAGCTTGTTTCACAGGCCATTACTTGCCCTCACTCTATGCAGGATCGGTCAGCGTGATATTATGCATGTTGCCCATCCAGTGATTCGCATTGGCGCCAGCCGCGTCTACAAATGGGTTGGCCGCCATAGCGGTTTTCCCAAAGTTGGCCACGTTGCCGCTGATCACGCAGTTGGTGGCACCGGCTGGTAGCGAAATCGCCAGCCCGGCCCCATCTGAGACCGGCACAAAAACGTTGTTGTGGATGCCGACTTGCACAGCATTGCCCACCACGTTCACGCCAACCCCGCCGACTCGATCGAAAACATTGCCCAGGCCCCAAGGGGTGCCAATCCTGGATCGGGTAGCATTATGGTCGATACGGATACCGTCTCGTGTCAGGCCAGCGCCAAAAGTACAGCGCGTCACCTCAAGATAAGGGGCGTCGCCAGCCGCAACGTTTCTGATGCCGTCCTGGCCAGCGCCCACAACACCGAAAAAGCAACTGTCTACCCGCAAGCCCCATCTTGCAGCGGCGGCGCTTGTCTCGACACAGCCATGCGTCGCCCCACCGTTGATGCTCAGGCCCTGGATTTGAATCTTATCCTGGGCGATCGAAAAGGCGGCTGTGTCGCCAGGCGGTGTGATGTACGGGACGGGGTTGCCGCCGCCGCTCGCACCTATGATATGAGTGCTCTCTTTTGCGACCGAAATGGGCCACGTTTCGCCAGTCGGCGCACTGTAGCTCATTATGACGATGGTATCTTGGGCGTCGTTGGTGCATAGAGAGAGCGCGTAGGTAAGGGTCAGCAACGGATACTGAGGGGTCAACCCATCGTGAGAGTCAGACCCGATACCGCCGTTGCGGCCCCAGACATAAAACACGTTCCCGGACCCTGGTAGCAGGTTGGCGGCCACGTTCATAACCGGCCCGCTACCGGGTACTCCAAACTGACCGCCGTGCCATTGCGACTGGTCAATGATCGGAACAATAAGCTGCGTAGGCATCTCTTCGGCTCCTTTACACAATGCCCGAAGCGGCCTGCTCTACGGGCTTCCACAAGGGATGCACGTAGTTGGGCTTGCGCGGGTCTTCTGATTGCAGAACGGGCTGCGTTGCCTTGAGCGTGCCAACCCGCTGGGCCAAAATGGCCCGCAAATAATCCTGCGACGCCGCTGGGCCAAACGATTCGATGTCTCCCAGCGCGTAACCGTCCTGGGTGATCGTGTCGTGCTCAGTGGCTGCTCGCAGCTTCAAGAACGTGGCGTGAGCGGCTGAGCCGGGCGCGATGTAGTCCAGGCGCACCGACTCAGCCTTCTCGCTCACAACCTCGTCGGGATTGATAATCCCTGCTGGTAGAGGCGTCTCTCCAGGCCCGTGGCCTGGAGCGGCGTCGCTGATCTCGTTCCGTTTTGTAGTCATAATGTCCTCCCGTGAGCCAATTTAGAGACTAGGGCGTTACGCCACTAGAGTAGTAGGCGCCGCGATAGTCGTACAGGTTGCCTTCCGTTTCGTCGATGTAGGTGCCCCACTCATCCCAGACCTTCACCACGACGGCCCCGTTGGCGAAATCGCCCATACGAGCCGGTAGCGGCTGGCCAGCGGCAGAGAACCCGGTAAACGATTCCATGTCAGCACGCTTGCGCACCAGGAGCGGCGCGGGCATGCCGTTGCGTCGAGCTACGACGAACGTCTGAACCCCGAACATCCGAGGATCAGCAAAAGCGTACCAAGGCCAGTTCGGTGCCCCAGTCGGCGCCGTCATGTAGGGGTCTTCAATCGGTGTGAAACTGGACCTGATGACGTTCACGCCATTGGTCGCCAGTTCGGGCACCAACTGAGACGCCTGGATTTGCGAAACGGTGTCAGCGATAGCCGGTGGGTGAACGATATACTTCAGGTTCACCACCATGGGATCACCGCCGCCATCGACACGCTGGGAGAAACCCATACGTGCCTCGCTGATACGTGTACTCGTCATTCGGCCTGTCTGGGCATAGTTCACGCCAAGACCGACCAACCTGGCGATGCTGGTAGCGTTGGTGTAGAACCTGGACACGTAGCGCTCCAGGGTTCGTCGAGCCGAACGCCCCATCATCTGAGACATGTCTGCGAAGTACCCCAGATCATCGTTCACCAGGGCTTCCATCAGAAAGTCGTACTGCTTCTGCCATTTGTAGACGCGGTACTGCTTTTTGACAGCATCCGCAATGGAGCCCGCTTTTGGCGGCGCACCAGGCGGCGTGTACTCAAGATCGTCGATCCCCTGCTGGCGCTGATAGCGGGTAACCGCCATGTAGTTGGGCAGGGTGTCGTTGGCAACCAGCGGCTCGAAATTGAACGCCTTGGCCTGATAGCCTGGCTTCATCCGACGCTGGACAAACTCACCTAGCGCGTAGGTAAAGTCAGCGCTAGTCATGGCCTCTGCAAACTTGGACTCCGGTCCGTCCCAGCCGCCAGTCTGATTGATAATCAGGCCGGACATTGCATTGTCCATGAACGCATACATGTCGCGTGACTCTTGAATCTCGGCAGGGCTGGCGCCCCGCGCCTGATGCCGAGCCACACTGTATGCTTCCATCAAAGTTGTGATTCTACGCATGGTTTATGTACCTCCTAGTCCTGGCTTGATGGCCACAGCATGACGCACACCGTGAGGTATGCTTCGTCAGAGCTGGAGCTGAACGATTGCGGGAACGGGTCTCCGTTTACACCGCCGACACCGGAATCATCGAACTCATCCTGGTCTGGCCAGACGAATCCGGCCAACGGGTTCTCGGCATCGGCGCTGTTGAGAGGCGAACGACTCAAGGTGCAGCCAGCCGCAATTTCGGCGCTGTCGTCGATCCAAACTGGCTCATAGTTGTCCAGGGTTGCATCCCAGGAGTTGGCAACGCCGCCGCTGTACCCGTCGATGTTGCAGACGTAGGCTTTGGCGATGGCGCCAGGCGCCACGTTCAGCATGGCCTGATCAGTTGCGGCGTCGTAGGTGATCACGAACCCGACCGCGTTAAACGGCCGATCTGCAACTCTACCGAATGCTAGAAACGGGTGATCGCCCGCACCGAGCGTGTCCTTGGCGCCAGCCTCAGGCCAGAGGTCAGCGGTGACAGCCTTGCGAACCAAAAGAGGCTCGCTACTGCACTCGTAGTCTACCGATGCGTAAAACTCTGTGTATGGCATGGTTCCTCCTTAGATCAGCCCAAACTGCTGATCAATTTTGTCGAGGCCCGCGTTGAACTCCTCGACGGTCATCTTGGCCGCTGGAGGGTCAGCGGGCGGCGTGTCATGCTCACCCATGTCCTCGACGTTACCGGCGCCGGTAAGCGCCTGGGCATACGCCATTTCAGCGGTCAACGCTTCTTGAATCGACGCCTCATCCTTGTACTCTACCGATCCCAGCCGCTCCAAGATGGGTGCCGGGACGCCTTGCTGCTCACTGAGCCAGGTCTTTACCTCGTCCTGTGTCATGGTAGTTTCCTCCATAGAATCGCCTGGATCACCGGCGTCGTTTTCGACAATGGCCTGAGCACGGCCGCCCGCGCCCGCGCTCGTGACAAAATCAGCCGATCCTTGCATGATCTCGGTCACGACTCGATACTCAGCTTCTCCGATGTTACCCTTCTGCACCTTGCCGGTGCCGATGATGGACAGGTTCAAGTTACCTAGTGTGCCCAGCTTGTGACGGTTCCAAGTGGCCTGGGCAAATGTCGGGTCATGAATGCCGATCTCAGCGATCGGGCCGCCCGTGTCACTGAAACCAACCGGGCACTGCAAAATGTCCGCTACCTCGGTGCGCACACTCTTCTCGTCTGCCTTGTGATCAGTGGCGTACATCTTGCCACCCTCGAACACCTTGGCACACGCCTTGAGCATCGACGCCGGGTAGTAGCGCCCATCTCTCTCGTTGCCTGGGCCGGGCTCCACAAGCACCGCTCGAATCTTGAGCGGCCCCGTGCCATCCCATTTGCCCATGCCCTCTTCAAGGCTTACCACCGCCCCTGTCAGTGCAGCACTGAAACGCTCCTCGTGCGCGGCGGCCTCCGTAAAGTTGATCACCTCCATTTCGCCCTCACTCTCGTCTATATCATCCTCGGGGTCGTCTTCTTGTACAGGCTCCAGGCCGTACCCAGATTGATAATCAGGCAGCGCGGCCTTGAGCAACGTCATGGCATCATTCACAATGGCCTCAGTCTCTGCCACAGCCGCGTCAGTCAGCGACCACATACGGCGCACCCGGTGCCATTGGGCCCTGGGCTCGAACAAAACGCCGGTCTCGGTGATCTCGAAAGGCACCAAGAACTCCTCGCCGCTGTCACGCGCTACCACGGCATCGCCAAACGATGAGTGGCCCATGAACACCTCGGATACCCACACTGTCGAGCCAGGCCCCTCCTCCTGGGTGCGAAAGGCAAAGTCGAACTCCGCTCTGATCTTGTTGGCAACCTCCTCCAGGGACATTTCCCCTAGCTGGGCCGTGGTCAGGGCAGCTTCGTGCAGCTCGTAGTAGTCCCTCAACTCCGCAAGGGGTACCTTCCTGCCTGCCACGGTCAGAAACGTTTTCGCCAAAACCGACTCATTCAGTTGGGCCATGTCATCCTCCCGTGCTATGCCCTTTTACCTTGCCCTCAGGCGGGCTAGGCTCCCTAGTGTCGCCATCAAATGCTTCTTGAGTGATCCTGACCTCCTCTGCTCTCTGATCTGCGGTCAGAATCCAATCAGAGTTGCGATCTACCCAATCGTCGCCTCCCTGCTTGGTCCAATCCCAAACTGGCAGTTCGTCCTCTGGTGCTTGATCTTTTGCGCTCATCTTTACCTCACTTATAGGATGATGCAGGCCTGATTTCGCCCCTCAGGCCCAGGCCGCCCACGGCAACAATAAACTCCTGCTCTACCGCGCAACCCAGGCCGGTCAGGCAAGAACTCACGATCCGGCGCCTCGGCACCTTGACCGAAACGATGTTGCCGCCGCCCATGTCCGCAAATACCTGAGCCACGTTAGGTGACAAGGTGAACGACTCCAGGGCGTTGCCCGTGTAGGTTAGCGGGCCCTTCGGCGGGTCATTGTCTGGAGAGCCCATGCCACGATACAGCGTCACGAAATCCTTTGGGCCGATGGCGTCCTTCAGCTTCTGTTGAGTCTCGTCATAGGATACCTTCAGGAATCGCCGCGCTATCGCTCGTGAGATCGGTGAGCCATCGCTCAGGGATTGCTTGATTTGCCAGTCGCTCCGAGCGACACCAAACAGTTCGGCGGCCTGGGCCTGTACAACGTCTGACACTCTCGATCGGTTAGACGACCCAGCCCAGCCCTTGATAATCGCGTTGGCCTCCAATTCGCCGTCCATCGCGACCCACATCCCGGCGTCCGTATCAACCCGCTCACCCATGCCATCGCCAATCTGCTTGCATATCTGGGCCTTGAGCGCTCTCCTGGCGTCAATCGGGAACCCATCAGGATCAGTGGCGAAATAGTCCTTGACGGCATCCTCATTCAGCCCGTTGGCATCGAAATCGTCCTTGTCCTGGCCCAGGAGGTAGCTGATCTCCTCCTCTACCGATTGCTTGTCGAACGATTCCATGTCCTCCAGGGTATCCCAAAAAGCATCGACCATCGCTTCTTCTACAAACCCCGCCGACTCGCCATCAGCGGCGTAGTCGATCCCCTTCTCCCAGTCGGCTGGCATGGCATAGGCCTCGTCGGGCTGTGAGCCGACAGGGATAAACGATGCCGCCGAATAAACCGGCTTCTCGGGTGCTATAACGGCGCTGGGTGCTGAGGCGCCCCCAGGAGCCGAACCGCCGCGTGATCCCTTGATCCCCTTGTGGCCGAAATTGCCCGAGCCTGGGCCGCCTTCCTTGATAATCGGCGTCTCACAGAAACCACCATCCTCAGGCTCCAGTGCAAACAGGTCTGCCCACCAGTCGCCGTCGAACTCGGCCTCACTTATGCCATAGGCCCGCGCCTCGTAGCCCCTCATGAACTTGGAGCGCCCGGCCTGATCCCATGTGAACGTCGTCAAATCCCAGTGGTTGCTGAGTATGTCTTTGCCCCGATTGCGCATTCCAAGTTTCTCGTAAAACCCAATGGCGCCGTCAACGCTGTACAGGGTCAGGCCGCCGTCGTCGCCCCTCATCCTCGCGGCGGCCTCGTACATCAGGGCCGTGCCGGTGCCGGGCCTGGTTTGGCTGGAGCCCAGAAACGAGACCTTGCCCTTGCCGCCCGAAACGACTCCCAGGACGCCCGACTCATCCTCCAACACAAACACCTGCTCGGCTTCCGCACTATTGAGGGCGCCCATGGCCATCCTGCGGCCCTCGGGCGCCGTGGCCCGCCATGTGTTTATGGCATCCTCGACCATGTAAAAGTCTTCAGCGCCGAAATCAGCAGCGTCGTATACCACGCCCCCAGGCATTCCAAGCATCTCGTCTTGACGCATGCCGGGCTGGCCATACATAGTGGTCTGGCCGTCCTCGGGCTTTCGCTCCCGAGGCGCCGCTACCGCGCCCGCTGGCGCCGATCCTCCCCTTTGGCCCTTGATCCCCTTGTGGCCAAAGTTACCGCTGCCAGGACCGCCTTCTGCCAGGTGATTGGTAATGTCCTGTGGCGTCGGCGCCGAAACCGTGAACGCCATCATCTCATCAGCCAGGTCCGCAAATTCTTGGTCTATCTGTATGGAATCCTCTTCTGTCAGATCGGTGTGATACATCTCGAATCTGATACCGTGATCCCCAGGGACCGCCTTGGAATGACCGTTTTTGCCTTGGGCTATGGCCAGCGGCACCCCGTTTGGGAACGCCTTGCATACGAACTCGCCGCTTTCAGCAAACCCCGTGAACCACATACATGATCCGCACGGCCCTATGAAAGGGTTACTCGGGTATACGTTGTCCAACCGATAGACCCTAACCACGGTATTGCTCCCTGTGGTACCCTATGTCAACTCCATATATGTTTTTTGCGTTTCGAGCCAGCGTTACCATCATCGCATGTGAGAAATACTGCTTGTAGTACCCCACCAGATCAGGCGCCGGTGTGGACGTAAACCTGCTCTGACCCCGATGGGCCTTGTACCACGTATTGTCCACTTGGCGTCTAAACTTGCCCATGGTCTCTGCTTCGGCTGATCTGACCAACGCCTGCCATTTCATGCTTCCTAGCTCGACCACTGCATCAGGTGGCTGCGGCGCTAGCGTATGTCGATACATCATTCGCTGATTGGCCGCTGGCTTGAAGAGATTCGCTGGCCCTACGGCCTCCATACGCTCCAGGCCCATATCCTCTATACAAAACATGTCATCCTTAGAAAATGACGTGCCGCTTGGATGATTATGGGATAATATGTCATAGTCAGATGCTAACGTTCGCTGTGCTATCTCTTCAGGAAACACAACATAGTCCGTAGCACCGTTTGACACGTACTGACGGTCAATGGGCCCTTGTTTCGAGTTAAGCTGTATCAATGCAGTTTCGGTATGCTGTCGGGCGTATTCGTTCTCGAACAGGTTGATCTCAGTTTCGTTGGTCTGCCTGGCAGCATCACTCATCCATCCTGGATAATTCAGGAGGCCGTCATGCGCATCAAGATAGCTACTGATGCTTTGCGGCGGCGGTACGTCTGTGCCAGCTTTTCTGGCCACATACTGGTCAGTCCAGTTAGGCGGCCTGGACGCAACCCCGGTACCCGTGCCGCCTTGTGGCATAGAGCCGCCCTTGTTTCCCTTGATGCCACGGTGCCCCCAATTTCCAGAGCCAGGCCCGCCTTCGTCTAGGCCTTGGCCCAAAACGCCGCGTGACCTTTTGCCCACTGCTCGTCTGTCCAGCCCTCGTGATCTGTGAGCCCAAACTGCTCTGCCAGTTGCTGAAACCATCATTTATAGGCCTCTAGCGACCGGTCTACGGGCCTTGAGAGCGTAAGCTTCGGCATAGAATGTCTCCCCTTCTGACAGGCCTTAGATGGCCAATTGCTTGTATTGCTTCGCCAGGGCCAGAGCCTCGGCCTTGCTTTCGCGCCTGATCGAAATGTCGATGTAGGCCTTGCCCTTATCGGCCCAGCCGCCCAAATAATGCTCATCCTTGGATATGAGATCGGCGTTGTCCAAAACGTAGTCCCTTAGGTCGGCACTGGTCATCTCGTCCATGTCCTTGACAAACTCACGATCCTTGAACGGGCTCACCATGTAGCCGGTTTTCGGTGAGGATTCGCCTACCGCGTCATAAGTGAAGCCGCCCTGGCTGAATAGCTGCATCATCAGCGTCTCGGCTGTCTTGCTGGCCTGTCGGCCTAGCTTCATCGCTCGGGCCGCCTCAGCACGCTCATCCTTTGTTGATAATAGTGGGGCCCCGATCATGGCCAGCCCACCGCCAGCCGCAGAACCGCCTTGCGACCCCTTGATCCCGGCGTGCCCCCAGTTGCCTGATCCTGGACCGCCCTCATTGATAATCCGTGTCCAGCCCCGCTCAGTGACCGTGTACAGACGCTTGAACTGGCGTATAGCCATGGGCCACGCGCCCTCGACATCAGATGCTTCCATCCTGTCGGCCCAGAGAGCTATTTGGTTAGCTTGACGTAACGTGACAGCGGGCTCGATAGCCTTGAGCGCTGGCGATACGTCTTTTATGCTAGTCCAGGGCATGCTCACCTCAGGGTAACATTGTATCTTCGACGATGACACGATCCTCTTTGGTGGCCACGACGGCCCCAGAGCCTTCCCAGCGAATGATAATGTTGCCGGGCTCCGAGAGCGTGTAGGTGACCTGGAAATAGCCCGTGCTCACCTTGACTACCTCAGGATCGGCTGGCCAGGCATAGATCGTCACCGGCCCCTGCTCGTAGCGGCCTGCCAGGAACGTGACGATGGTTGGGTCTTTTAGCTGATCCGACTCATCATAGAACTTTACCCAGAACCTGGGGGCGTTTCCGATCATGGTGTTGAAGGCCATGCTATGCTCCCATGCCACTTTCGATCAGCGAAATCTCGACACCGCTTGTGGCGTAGGCCACGCCGTCCATGCCGGTCTCGATGGTGTAGGCGTCGTCTACGCCGGAGTCTGGTTCAGGATACATCGCCCATACCCTTGACGGCTTCGCGCCACTTTCCAACTTCGTTGGCCATGTCGTAGATGAATCCCGAGCCGCCAGCCACGGTGAGCCCGGTCATGATCTGGTTCAGCGGCTCGCCCCACAACTCGGAGTAGAATCGCAACGGAGTCATGGCCGTGAGCCAGGTCGCTAGAGCGATCGTCACGTAGTACGGCCACAATGCGTATAGGGCCATCAAGGCCTGGCGCATATCCTCAACCTTCATCGCGTTGCGAACGCTGGCCATATCTGCGCCCGGGGTCGTTGGCTCGATCTTCTCCTTAAACAGGAGCGCGGCCCCGACAGCAAAAATGGCCGCCAGTAAAGGCTTGACGAATCGCTGCATGTGATAGGTCAGGGTGACAGCCAGGGCAATGCCCTGGCTCAGCATCACAGTCCAGTCAATCATCTTACGCACTCCTTATCCCTCGTAGCCGTGACATCCTATGTAAAAATCTACCTCGGAAAGGTTGGTCGCGTTCCAGGCCTGAACCCACACCTTGGTGCCCACCAATCGCCTGGGCATCATAATCGCCAGGGCTGCGGGCGTGCTCTTTGGGCCAGTGCCCGAGAAAAACATAAACTCTGACCATTGCTCTGCAATGATCGCTGCGGCGCTTGTGCCCGTGCCGTAAATGATTCGGATTCGATACGCGGTGTCATGGTCGACCTCAGAAATCAGAATGTGGTGTAGGTCGAAATACGACGCCGCATCGCTGGGTACCGGAACATCATCTGTGCCTACCACCGGGATAGCTGTGCCCCAGTCGTCGTTTCCGCTCACGGCTACAAACGGTCGTGTCACGTTGGCCTCGATGGCGTTGGTCTCGTCGGGAGCCG